TTACTGCCCCTCTGCCCATTTCTTGAGGCTTTCATCCTTGGGGTCATCCAGCACGATCTCCAGCCGCGCATAGAGATTGCCGGGCGGGGTGGATTGCACGCCCTTCCCGCGCAGGCGCAGCTGAGAGCCGGTATTGGAGCCCGCAGGCACTTTCAGTGTCACGCTGCCGGAGGGGGTCTTCACATCCACACTGCCGCCCAACACAGCCACTTTCAGGCTGACCGGCACGCTCATGCGAATATCCTTGCCGTCCCGTTCCCACACTTTGCTGGGTTTGACTTCAACCTCCAGCATCGCGTCTCCGGGCGGGCCGCCATTCGGCGATTGCTGGCCCTGGCTTTTCAGGCGCAGCGTCTGGCCACTCTCGATGCCGGCGGGAATGTTCACATCCAGCGCCGTGCCATCGGCCATGGTCATGCGGCGGCGGGCGCCGGTCACGGCATCTGCAAAATCGATGGCCACGCGATAGCGCACGTCGCGGCCCTTCATCGGGCCGGCATTGCGCCGTCCGCGTCCGCCGAACATGCCGGACAGGATATCCTCGAACGGGTCTCCCTGCGCGCCGCCAAACGGGTCGCCGCTGCGTGATTCCCAGCGGAACCCGCCGCCACCGGGCGCGCCGCCCGGGAAGCCACCGCCGCCAAAGCCGGCCGGGTTGCCGTCGCCATCAATCTCGCCGCGGTCGAATTTCGCGCGCTTCTCCTTGTCGCCCAGAATATCCCAGGCCTGGGAGACGCGCTTGAACTCTTCCGCTTTCTTGTCGTCATCCGGGTGCAAATCGGGGTGCAGGGCTTTCGCCTTCTGCCGGTAGGCCTTCTTGATCTCGGCCTCGCTGGCTTTGCGGTCCACGCCGAGCACCTTGTAAGGGTCAAGAGCCAAAGTCGGTTATTCCTTCTGTTAAAGAATCTTCTATCAGCCCTCAATTAGGAAGTCCCGGGCCGTATTGAAACCCATGGGCCATATCGGCCATCTGCGCCAATCGCCGCAACCCGCACCGCCACAGCGCCAGATGGCACGGCCGCGTGAGCTTCAGAGACAGTGATTCCGCCGGAAAATCCGCTTCCCGTATCGGCCTGCACCGCGAAATTTCCGCTATTTGCCCCTTCAGGCAAGGCCCAGCTTTCCGGCAGATCGGCCCCGCGCCGCGTCCAGCTGAGCTCGTCGCCATTGGCTTTCAGATGCGCCACCGGCCAAGGCCTCCCGGCATAGTCCTCAAAGAACAGCGTCTCGGCCTCATCATCGCCCGCCGCCTGCCAGATCAGGTCCAGCCCGATTTCCTCAGGCCCAACGCTCGCCTGCACCACAGCGCTGTCCAGCAGCACCAGACGCGCCCCGGCCTCTGCCGCGCCCGGCACACTGCCGCGCTGCCCTCTCAACAGGCCGGACAGCTGCCAAATGTCCTCTCCCACCAGCGCAGCCTTCTCAAACTGGATCAGTTCCCAGCCCTGACCGGTCTCCAGCAGCGCGGCATTGCCGCCGCCCAGCACCTGTAGTTCCGGCAGGCTCGCAAACTCCCCGCCGGGGCAGACCAGTTCCAGCGCATTTGCCCGGTCCCATCGCCCGACTGGCCCGGCCTCGCACGGCGCCGTCAGCCGCCCGATCACAGAGGGCCGTGTCAGCCGCGCCCGCTCCGTCATCGCGCCGGCCTCCAGCCCTGCCTTCACAACCACTTCGCCCGGCCACGGGTCCGCCCACGCGGCCACCAGAGGCCCCATCCCGTCCGCCTGCGGAATACCAGGCGCGTCCATCACGACCAGGTCCACATTGCCAAAGACAGGCGCGGGCGGCGGCAGCGTGCCGATCTCTCCCGCCCGCACAGGCGTCGCGCCAGAGACATCCTCCCGGCAGGTCAGCGTGCGCACCATGCCCCGGTCGCTGATCTCGGTAATCCGCCAGACCGGGCCGCCATCCACACGCACGCCATCCCCCGGCTCCAACGCCAGACCGGACAGCGGCAGGCCGCAACTTGCGCTCTCCCGGCTTGATGCCGCCTCCAGCAAGGCCTGCGCAATCGCCCCGGCCCGCGTCCGGCCCAGCGCCAGCGGCAGCTCCACATCCTGCACCAGACGCGGATCGCCGCCCGCCAGCCGCGCCTCCGCCATGCCGGGCTGATAGTCCGCCTCAAGGTCCACATGCGTCAGGCGCAGCCGCGCGGGCGCCTTGTCCAGCAGCTTGCGTGTCCGCTGCAAACCGCCCTCCACCAGCGCGGCGGTCTCCACCTCCACGACAGGGCCATCGCCCGCCATTCGGAACACCAGCCGCCCATCCCGCTCCATGCATTCAAATCCGTAAGCGGATCGCAGCGCCTCCAGCGCCGCCCGCACCGAATGCACCCCCTCCAGCGTATAGCCTTCCAGAATACCGGAGAGGCCACTTGTGCTGACCCCCTCCACGCCGCCGCGTGCGCAGATGTCTGCCACCACCGCCGCCAGCGTGGTCAGGCCGCTGCGTCCGTTCAGCCAGTGCCCGCGCGCCCAATTGTCTCCGTCGCCCCACACATCATCGCGCAGTGGCCAGGCCGGAAACGGCCGCCCGTCCCACGCCCAGACATGCGCCGCCTCAACCAGTGGGCTCGCCTCCCAATAGGGCAGCACCGCCGCCAGCGCCCGGCGCTGGAACACCTCGTCCCGCGCCCCGCTCGAATAGGGCGGCAGCGCGCTTTCGCTGCTTTTCGGGTCGTAAAACACGTTCGGCGCATTGCCGCCCTTGTCGACCGCTGCAAAGCCGATCTCGGACAGGCGCACCGGCTTTGCCCCCGGCACCCAGCCCGTCGGCACGGCCTGCCGCACACCGCCCAGCCGCTCATGGTGGGAGTGTCCCGCCCAGCCTGCAATATCCTTCTGCCGATAGATCCAAGGCTCCCCATAGGCCCCATCGGTAATGGGTGTACGGATCTGCGTGTCCCGGTCTGCTGGACTGGCATAGTACCAGTCATACGCCTCGCCGCCCGTAATCTGCATCGCCAGATAATCCGGATCATCCGCCGCGCCATAGCCTGCCAGCGCGTCCAGATGGGCCTCCCCGTCGCGCCAATCCCCCATCGGTGGATACCAGTCCACGCCGACAAAATCGACATTGCCGCTCGCCCACAGCGTATCCAGCGGGAACAGCACATCGCCGCTACCATCCCCCGGCACATAGGCGCCATACTCGGTCCAGTCCGCCGCATAAGACACTTTCACGCCAGGCAACAGCGCCTTCACCTCTGCCGCCAGCGAGACCAGCGCCTCGACAAACGGAAACGCCCCCGTCTCATCGCGCACCCGCGTCAGCCCGCACATCTCGCTGCCAATCAGAAACGCCTCAACGCCGCCCGCCTCCGCCGCCAGCTGTGCATGATGCAGAATAAACCGGCGAAAGCCATTTGCTCCGTTCACGAAAGCATTTATCTCGCTGCGCGCCGCCGCCGTGCCATCTGCACTCACCCCAATCCGCCCGCGCCAAGGAAAGCCCGGCGTATCCATGAACAGGAAGGGCGACACCGTCACTTTCATGCCCCGCGCCACCATTTCTCGGATCGCGCTGACCACGGCCCGGTCCGCTGGTGTGCCGCCATAATTGGCATTGCCGTCCTCATCGCGGGAGATCAGATATGCATCGCCGCGGGATATGCCCGCCACCTCCCACGCATAGGGCCGCGTCAGCCGCTCCTTTGTCTCCACACCGGGGTGGATCTCGCACGCCCCCGCCATCACATTCGTGCCGAACCATCCGACCGTCAGCGCCACATGCTTCGCCCGCGGCAGGGCCGCTTCCATCTGGTCCAGCGCCACCAGAAAATCCGCCCGCGCCTCGCCAGACCAGGCATTCAGCGCCCGCTCCTGACCTGGCAAAGTCCGCTCTCGCACAATCTCAGTCGCATAGACGAACTCGCCGGATGCGGGGATCATGTTCACCCCCGTCACCGTTTCGGCAAGCCCCGCCTCGTCCCCGCCGGGCGGCACGCGCTCTACCTCGAAAGACAGCTGCGGCAGGCGGTTGCCGAACGCCTCCAACGGCAAGTCCTCGAACACGATATAGGCCGTGCCGCGATAGGCCGGGGCTTTGCCCGCACCCTCGATCACCTCGATCAGCGGGTCCGGCGTCTGCGTCTCGTCTCCGGCATAGAGGCGGTGCACCACACCGGACAGGTCAAACGGCTCACCATTCGCCCAGGCCCGCCGCACCGCCAGCACCGGCCCCTCGCCCAGCGCCACCGCAAAGCTGACCGAGTAGTCATACTCCGTCATCCTTGATCCGCCCTTGCTGCTCGCCCGGCGGGTCGTCTTCGTCTCACGAAAGCGCGCCGCCCAGATCACTTGCGCGCCTATCCGCATCCGGCCGTAGACAGAGGGAATACCCGCGCCCTCGCGCGCCTCCATCACGGGCAGCGTCTTGATACGCGGGCCTTCCTGCGCAGGGGCGAAATAATCGCTCACCGCCTGCCCGGCCAGATTGCCCAGCGCCCGCCCGAGAGACCCGCCAGACACTTGCCGCCCCAGCAGGTTCAGCCCCTGTGGCAGCGCCTGCTGACCAATCACCCGGCCTGCTGTCGAAAATACAATCTGCGCCATGCCTTAGTCCTCCACGCCCGGAAAGGTGAAGGCCGCCACCGCCCGCCTCTGCCACCATGGCACCAGCCGCGTCTCCACCACGGCCCGCCCCCAATAGGCATGCACCAGCGTGCCCTCGCCCGTCAGCACACCGCAATGCTTTGCCGGCACACCCGTTGCCATACGGAACACCAGCACATCGCCTGCCTGCGCCGCGCCCAACATCACCTCGTCCAGATGCCGCCGCGCCGCCGCCAGCAGCGTCTCCTCCCCGGTCACTTCCGCCCAGTCCGGCGAATAGGGCGGTGCCCGCTCCGGCTCCGGCCCGACCATTTCCCGCCACACCCCGCGCACCAGGCCCAGGCAGTCACAGCCCGCACCCTTCAAGCTCGCCTGATGCCGGTAGGGCGTGCCAATCCAGCCCCGCGCCGCATGTACAATCTCTGCCCGTCTCATCGTTTGCCCCCATCATTGCCGCTGGCGGCGGGCCCCAGTAGCACAAAGTCCGCCCCCGGCAGATGCGGGAAGCCGCGAAAATTCTCCGGATTGCCAAACACGGCTGTGCAGGTCGCAAATTGCTGATCACACGTCTGCCCCGGAAACGCTGCGGTTTCCACGCCGCAGCGCGCATCGCCCAGTACTGCGTCGCAGGCCCGCGCATAGACGCGCCCCAGAGGTCGCTCCAGCTCCGCCTTCCGGCTGACCAGTTCCGCCTCAAAGCCCGCCGCCCCGCGCGAAACCTCACTCAGTCGACCGCTCCAGACGTGCACGAACAGATCGGGCCGCTCCCAGTCAGAACGGATCACATCCACCCGCGCGCCATCCCACAGGCCGCTCGCAAGATCTGCCTCCGTGATCGCCTCATGCGCCAACGCCCCGCCCGCCGCCGCATGGCCAGGGCGCAGATCCGCCGAATGGGAAAAACTCGCCGCCTCCACCGCCGCGCCCGGCTGATAGGGCACACCGTCCACCTCCAGCGCCCGGTCATGCTCCGTCACCGCCAGCTCAAATCCGTCCGCTCGGCGCAGCCGCCAGCAAAGGCACGTCGTCGCCGCACCGCTCGCCAGCCGCGCGGCAAACTCTGCTTCAATGATCCGCATACCCTACCCCGTCAGTTCCATCAGTGGCACACGCAGCGCCTTGCCCGCACCAAAGCCTTCCAGCGTGATGTCCAGCCGGTCGGTATCGAACCGCACTGCGCAGTCAAATCGGAACCCCGCCGTCACCACCGCGCCATTTGGCGGCGCACTCTCCAGCGTCACAAGGCCCCGCGTCACATCCACACTGAAGGGCACTGCCACGCCATTCACCCCCACCAGAATTGTGCCCGCCACCGGCTTGTCGATACGCCGCATATAATCGCCATAAGCTTTCACCAGCTGAAACTCCGTAGTCGCCCCATCGCCTTCACCAATCCGCTGATCGCCTTCAGAGGGCACCTCGCCCACAGCGCAGGACCGGTCATCCATCGCATCCCGAAAGCGAAAGCCATGCAATCGCCCCCGCCGCGCCTCGAAGAATTCGGTCAGCGCCTGCACCGCGTCCAGCTTCAACGCCGCGCTGCCCACATCCCAGCGCCTGCGCGATCCGGCCCACACCGAATTGCGCGCTTCGCCGCCGCTCGCCAGCGTCACCACGTCCGTGCGCCGCTCCGGCCCGCCCGTCGCGGCCAGCGCCAGCGGCACGGGAAAGCTCACTTCATGAAAATTCGCCAAACTCACAGGAACCGGCCTCCCCCCGCCACAATCCGCGCCAGCAAAGCGCTCATCGCGCCCTGGCTCTCGCGCCCGGCAGACTCCTCCGCCCCCGGCGCATAATTCATGTTCAGCGTCACCGCCTGCCCAGCGCCCTGGTTCAGCCCGGCCATCGCCGCCACGCTCTCTGTCGCCACGCGCGCCAGGTCTCGCAGAATGCTCTCGGCCATGCGCTCAAAGTTCAGCTCGCCAGAGCGCGCAGCCTGTCCCAGCGCTGTCTCAATGCTCTGCCCGGCCCGCCCGAACGCCGCCTCCAGCGCTTCGGCTGCCTGCACCCCCGGCCCCTCCGCCAGGGCCTGCAGCGCATCCCCCGCTGAGGCGAGATACTTTTCGAAGTCTGCCATTTACCCCTCCTCTCTTCCCGACTCATCCTGAGCGAAGCCGAAGGATGAAGCGGCAGGAGTTGCACGCCCCACCCCATCCGGAAACGCCCCCATCAAATCAACCATCCGTCCACGCCCCATTGCATCACCTCCCCGCGCCAGCCAGCGCCACTCCTTCAGAGACAGCCGCCAGAACGCCTCCGGCCCAATCCCGGCAGACAGCGCCGCCCGCATCATCGCGCCCCAGGGCAGCAAGCCATCCCGCATCACCCTGCCAACCCCAGCCGGAACGCCTCCGCCACGGCGCGCGCCGCCGCGCCCGGCGTCACATCGCTCTCGCGCAGCGCATCTGCCATCTGGGCCTCGCCGCCCCCGCGCAGCAACGCCGCCAGCACCACCACAAGGTCTGCCGCAGACAGCGCCCGCATCCGCGCCTCCAGTTCACTCATCCGCACACAGCCGAAAGCCGCCTCAATCTCTGCCAGTGCGCCCAGTGTCAGGCACAGCCGCCGCGCCCGCCCGCCAATTACCAGCACTGTCTCTCCCCGCGCCGCATTCATCCTACAGCACTCCAAAGCTCAGGCGCCCGGCGCTTTCCAGCGTGACAGAGAATTCCGCCTCGCCATCATGCTCGCCGCTCCAGCTCAGTTCGGTGATCTGGAATGCGCCTTCCAGCACGCCGAAATCCGGCAGGATCAGCTGCCAGTCCGGCGCTTCGCCCGCAAAGAACACGGCCCGCATCCGCGCATCGCTTGCGGCATCCTTGAACACGCCGCGCCCGGTCACGCGGGCAGATTTCACACCCGCTCCGGCCACCAGCTCCCGCCAGGCTTCTGCGCTGTCCGCGCTCGTCCCGTCGACACTTCCGGCCGACAGCTGAATGCGGCTCGCCCGCACGCCAGCCAGCGTCGTAACCCCGCCCGCACCGTCTGAAATCTTCAGCAGAATGTCCCTGCCCCTCTGGCCAGCCATCACACCACCTCCTCTGAAATAATCCTGATCCGGATCAGCCCCCGGAACGCGCGCTTGTCTGCCGTGCGCATCACATCGCCATAGACGACATGCGCCAGCACGATATGCACGCCGGGCACGCTCCAGCTTGCGCCCTCCACCGCGCGGCGCAGCGCCGCCACCGCCGCCTTCGCAGCCCGCACGCCGCCCTCACGGGAATAAACCGCCAGCGAAATCCGGTGCGCCGCGCCCTTCACCAGCGCCGCATCTTCCGGCGTCACCTCATGCCGCTCCAGCAGGGCATGCGGAAACAGTGGCGCCTTGCTTTCGGCATCAAACACGCGCGCAGGTGATCCGAACACGGCCTGCACACCGGCATTCGCGCGCAGCATTTCCATCAGCGCCGTCTGCACCGCTTCTTCCGCACTCATATCCGACGCTCCCGGCGCGCGGCCAATATGGCGCTCACCTCCTGCGGCAGGGCCTCGCCCGCCTCACGGCGATAGGCCGCCAGCACCAGCCGCTTCAGCGCCTGCACCAGGTCCTCCGGCACATCCGTCGCTGCGCCATAGCCGGTCACGAAGGTCACATCGGCCCGCCCGCCCGGCGGAATGGAGGGCCGCGTCACAAAAGGCTTCAGCCGCAGCCGTCCGCCTACCAATTGAAACCGTGCCGTATGCAGCTGCGCCGCCCCCTCAGCATCTGCCACCTCAACGGAGACCAGCGCCGTCGCTGGCCCCGGCAACAGGCGCGCGCCAGTGCGAATCAGCCCCACCGGCCAGCGGTCAAAGCTGCGCTTTACCGTCCGCGTCACCAGGGCCAGCCCCGTCTCCGCCTCCAGCCGCGCCCGCGCCGCCGCGATCAGCCCCGCCACCAGCGCGTCTTCCCCCTCATGCCCGATGCGGAGATACTCTTTCGCCGCCTGCAGAGACAAAGCCTCCCCGGCTGGCGGCGTGATCACCGTCAGATTGCTCATTTCCCATTTTCCTTAGAGATTTTGTCATCCCGGAAAATCTGCAGGATTTATCCGGGACCTGTGCCTGGCTACGCAGCGTCCGGGATGACAATTAGGCTTAGACCAGCACTTTCAGCTTTTCGATCACCGCGCCGCCCAGCGGCAGGCCGATGGAGCGGACAAGCTCATTATCGATCTCGGTTTCGGTCGAATTGATCAGCGTGGAGATCGCCTCGGCCACTTTCGTGGTGAAGTCCTCCTGCTGCGGGCCGGTCAGCATTGCGACCTGTTTGATAAGGGTCGTGATAATGGATTCAAACATCGTGTTTCCTTTCTTGTTTTGAAAAAATCAGCTCCGCTCACCCCGGCGAAGGCCGGGGTCCGCGTAAGTGTTGAGCGCCCGAACGCAGTGAGGAACCGCCCCCCGCGCAAATTAAAAAGCTAAAACACCATCACTTTCGCCGCGTCGAAATTCTGTACGCCGCCGCCAACGCGCTTCGTCGTGTAGAACAGCACGTACGGCTTGGCGGAGTATGGGTCGCGCAGCACGCGGGCGCCCTGCCGGTCGGCGATCAGATAGAAGCGACGGAAATCCCCGAAGGCAATGGCCGCATTGCCCGTGCCAATGTCCGGCATGTCCTCCACTTCCGTCACCGGATAGCCGAGAATCGTCGCCGCCTCGCCGCCCGTGCCGGGTTGCCACAGATAGCGCCCGTCGCCATCCTTCAGCTTGCGGACAGATGCCACAGTCCGACGGTTCATCACAAAGCGGCCATTGGTGCGAAACTGCGCCTTTGGCGTGTAGATCAGGTCGATCAGCTGGTCGGCCGCATTTGCCGCGCCGAAATCCCCGGCCACAGAGCCGATCTTGCCCCACACATGGCTCGTCTCGGCCACGATATCATAATCCAGAAAGCCGCGCGGTTTGCCGCTGCCATCGCCGCTGACAAAGGCCGCCGATTCCTGCGCCGCAAAGGCGGCCTCCACCTCATCGGCCAGCCAGGCATCAATGTCGGCATAGCTGTCTTCCAGCAGGGTCTGCGTCGCCGCCGGCATGGCGTAGAGTTCCCCCGCCGGGAATTCCAGCAGAGAGAGACCGGAATGAGCCGTCTCCGTCCGCGCCGCCTGTTCGCCCACCCAGCTTGCCGCCGCGCCAAGGCCCACCGGCTTGCGATACACCCCGGCAGAGGTTTGTCGCACGGTCGCAATCTGGCGCATCGGGCTCGCCGCCATCAGGCGGGACTCGATCAGCCGGTCCAGCTCCGGCGGCGCAATATAGCCGCCCTGCTCGTCCGTACCCGTATTCAGCGCTTTCACGTCCAGCCGGGCTAGCCCGCTATCATCGCCGCTGCGCAGGTAACGCGTCCAGGCGTCACTACGGGCGTCTTCGTCCGCACTCTTCACATTCCCCGCCTCCGGCCTCGCCATCTTCAGGCTCAGCGCCTCAAGGCGGCGATCAATTCGCGCCAGGCGCTCATCCGTCAGCGGATCGCTTTCGCCCTTCTGTTCCATCTCTGCAAGGCGCGCATCATTGGCCTCTGTATAGGCCGCAAATGCCGCCATCAGCTCGGCCGTATCAGACCCGCCCGCCATTTTCGTTTCCTTGGTCATGCTCTCTCCTGTTAAACTACTCATCCGCTTGTCATCCCTCACGCCGCCACCGCCGCGCCCATCAGGGCAAACCGGGCACGGGCCTGCATCGGGCTGCCCACCAGGGACACTTCCACCAGATCCACCTCGATCAGTTCCCGCCCGTCCGCCCTCAAACGGTTCCAGATACGCGGGCGAAAGCCGATGGACAGGCCGCTCAGGCCGCTCTTCGCCATGCTGCGCGCCGCCTCGCTTTCGATCAGCCCACGCACGTACAGCCCGCGTCCATCCTCCACCATGCGCACCCAGCGCCCGGCAATCGCGCCCGGCCTGTGCTGCAACAGCATCGGCACACGCGCCGCCCGCTGCAGGCTCCGCGTAAACGCTCCGGCCCGCACCACATCCCCGCTCGCATCCGGTACCCCGAAGAGAGAGGCATAGCCTTCGATGAGGAGGTCGCGTCTCGTATCATGACCCCCACCTGTCCTCTCCCTTGCAGGGGGAGGAACCCGAACAGCAGCCGCCTTGCTTGAGGGCCATTCTCCCCCCTGAAAGGGGGGAGGTAGAGGGGGGTAATGCGCACGCGCATCTTCGCAAAAACGCCTACTCATCCCCCGCCTCCATCTTCCGCTCTATCCGGTCCAGCTGGCTTTCCATCCGGTCGACGCCCTCTTCCAGGCGCGCCAGCCGTTCCACCATTGTGCGCCGTTCCCGGACGGTTTGCTCCAGGTGCGAAATCCGCTCCGCCGCTGCCCCGGCCCAGACCAGCGCGCCGCCGGTCTGCACCATCACGGCCAGCACAAAGCCTGCCGTCACTTTCTGCTCCATCTTCATGATTGCAGCCCCGCCAGACGTCGCTTCTCCTCTGCGGTCGCAAAGCTCGCGCCTTCCAGCCGCGCCCACAGCGCATCCCTCTCGGCCGACAGGGCCGGCACGCGGTCAATGTCTGCGCGGATCTCCACATCCTGCCCGAATGGCACATCCAGCCAGGCCGACAGCGCGCCCGCGAATTTCTGCACCAGCGGCAAAATCGTCATCCGCCAGAAGGCGAGGTTCGCCTCCTTATAGTTCGAATACGTATTATCCCCCGGAATCCCCAACAGCATGGGCGGCACGCCCAGCGCCAGCGCAATCTCCCGCGCCGCGCCATGCCGCGCCTCCAGAAAATCCATCTCCGCTGGCGACAGAGACATCGGCCGCCACTCCAACCCGCCCTCCAGCAGCAGGGGCCGCCCCGCATTGCTGGCGCCGGAATACATGCTCTCCAGCTCCGTCTTCAGCGCCTCGAACTGGTCCGGCGGCATCCGCCCATGCCCGCCATAGACCAGCGCGCCGGAGGGCTTGGCCGAATTATCGATCAGCGCCTTCGCCCAGTCCGCGCTCGCATTGTGCAGGTCCAGCGCCCGCCGCGCCGCGCCCAGCGGGGCCAGGCCCAACGTGTCATTCACCGGGTTGAACAGTTTCAGGTGCAGCACCGGGCTCCAGCCCGTCTCTGCATCGCGGCGGATCACCCGCTCGCCATGGCGTTCCTTCACGGCCCAGGCCTCCACCCAGCCGCGCGCATCCTTCAGCGGCCGCATGGCGGACGGGGCCAGCGCATACAGCGCAGACACCCCCGCCCCATCCGCCCCACTGGCCGCCCCACTGGCCGCCGCCCCCACAGCCTCCAGGCAGACGCCTTCCAGAAAGGCATTGCCGGTCAGCTGAAGCTGGGAATAGACCGCCTCGAACAGTTCCGCCGCCACGCCGTCCGGCTGCGGCCTGCGGATCAGCCGCGCCGCGCCATCGTGCGCCGTCACCAGCGGAACGGACGCCGCCGCCTCGGCCACCATGCGCACCGCGCGATAGGCCACGGCATTCTGCAGATACCCGTCCCGCGTCAACGCCGCGCCATCGCGGGCGCCCCATCTGGCCGTCCCGATTTCTGATAGCGCGACCAGAGGCACCGCCGCTTTCGCCTCGCGCTGGGGCAATCGGAAAGGCCAGATGGGTTTCATGAAGGGCTCCGCTCTGTTTCGTTCGATGAGCAGAAATTAAATCCCTGACATCCCCATCGGATTCAGTTTGGAAAACCCTTCCAAAAACAGCGGCCTACCGCTAAAACATCAGGGAAAGCGCCGAATTTTTCCCTGTATTTTATTCCCGTGCAGGCATAGCCAGACCGGCGCAAATCTGCTTTTTCGCCGAACTATCAGGCGCCAGGGAGCTAACAGAATGTCAGCACGTGTCATTTCCATTGCCAACTCCAAGGGCGGGGTCGGCAAAACCACCACTTGTGTCAGCCTTGCAGAGGCATTTGCCGCCAATGGCTTCCGCACGCTGGTCGTGGATCTGGATACGCAGGCCAACGCCTCGCTGCTCGTTTTCGGCCATGAGGGCGACGAACATCTGTTCCGCGCGATCAATGAATACGTCACGATTTCTGACTGGCTGCTGGAGAATTTCTTCGCCGGTGAGCACAAGCGCCTCTCAGACTTCATCGTCACCGACGCGTCCGATGTCTCCTACAATGGCAAGCCGCTGGAGCTGGACCTGATCCCCTCCTCACCGCGCCTGCGCAAGACAGAGCGCGAGCTGATCTATGAGCTGACCGCCAAGGGCTATTCCATGGAGGCCCTGCAGGGCCAGGTCGGCCGCCGCATGCGCGATGACTTTGAAAAGCTGAAAGCCGATTATGACGTCATCATCTGTGACTGCCCGCCCGGCATTTCCGTGATGACCGAAACCGTCCTGGCCGCCAGCCACCTGATCATCGTGCCCACCATTCCGGACTTCATGTCCACACTCGGCCTCGACCTCTTCACAGGCGACATCATGCGCAATCTGCGCGGGCGGGACATTGACAGCCTCCCCTGCGTTCTGGCGACTCGCTATGATGGCACACCGCACCAGCAAGTGGTCCTCAATGCCATGCGCGAGGCGGCGAACGCCAAGGAAACCGAATTCACCATGTTCAAGACCGTTGTGCCGATGAAACAGGGCTTTGCCACAAACCCGATCGAGCTCGGCCCGGAACCGACCCTGAAGGCAAAATGGCCAGGCGAAGCGCTCGGCGTTGTGGAAAGCCTTCTCAAGGAAGTGCGGGAGAAAATCCAATGACCGACGCCCCCAAGGACAGCGCCAACGCCCTCGGCGCCCTGCTCGGCCAGAAAGACCGCTTCGGCAAGCTGGGGGAGAAAGACTTCTCCGCCGCCACAGAAATTCTCGTCAAGAGACTGATGGTCTCCGCGGGTCAGACCACGGAAGACATGAAGGCCCTCCGCGAAACAGTCGGGCCGGAGATCTTCGACAAGGTGCTGAAATCCCTGACCGCCCACCAGGCGCGCCAGCTCGCCCGCCGCATGGACAAGACCGTCCCGGACATCGAAGTCTCCACCGCCGGCGCCGCCTGCGCCTGGATTCGCGGCCTGATGACCGGCAACATGCCCGCCCCGCTAGAATCCGCAGCGGAAGCCAAACCGGCAGAGGCGGAAACCGCAGCAGAAGAAACGTCCACGGAGGAAACGGCCTCCGACGACGACAAACCCACGCCCCCCAAAAACGCCTATTTCGGCCGCAAAGCCTTCCGCACGGGGGGCTGATGCATGGCGGCGCCGTTCTCGCGCAAGCCTGAACAGACACGCCGCGCCCGTGCACTTCGCCAATCCGCCACTCAGACAGAGCGCCGTCTTTGGCCTGTACTCAGCCGCGGGCAAATGGGCGCTTCCTTCCGCCGCCAACATCCTGTCGGCCCCTATTTCCTCGATTATTACTGCCCCTCCCTGAAGCTCGCCGTCGAGGTCGATGGCGACTGGCATGATGAGGCCGCAGACGCCCGCCGCGATGCCTTCCTCGCCAGCAAGGGCATCACCGTCCTGCGCATCCCTGTCTCCTATATAGACGACTCTCTGGATGCCGTGGCTGACACGATCAAGCGAGAGGTGGAGTCGCGCCTGCGCCAGCAAGACTAACCTTCCCGAACCTCCGCTTAACCCCCTCCAACTCCCCCCTTGCAGGGGGGAGAGTGTCCCCAAGCAAGGCGCCTGCTATCTGCGTCCTCCCCCTTGAAAAGGGGGAGACAGAGGGGGTTCCTGCGGACTCCCCCCTCACAACACCCGCACCCATGGCCCGGCACCTTCCAGCACCAACGCCCACACCGCCCAGACCAGCGCGTCCACGCGGTCCGGTGAGCCGCGGAACCCTTCCGCGCCAAACCGGCACATCTGGTCTTCCAGCGTGGGCAGCAGGCCGACATGGCTGACCCGTCCCTGTGCGTACAATGTTGCCACCGGGGCCGCCCGCGCCCGCTTGCCCAGCCGCGCATGCACCAGCCGCACCGGCACGCCCGCCCCGGCGCTCTCCAAAATCTGCCGCACCATTTCGCCGCCCTGATTGGCCTCCGCGATAATCTCCCGCGCGCCGGTCTCGCGGCAAACCGCCACCGCGCGCCGGGCCCAGTCCAGCGGCTTCAGCCCCGGCGCAGACGCATCCGCCAGCACATAGGCATGGCCGCTGCGCACGCCCGCCGCGATGATGCCGCACGCATCCGCCGCCGGACCGCTGGTCGCCGGCGGGTCGACCGCGACGATCACATCCTCCATCATGGGCGGGGCATCGACACGGGCGCCGTCAATCATCCCCCTACGGAACAAGGCGCCTTCGGGGTCTTCCATGAATTCGCCGTTCAGCTCCTGCCGAGCCAGCTGGCTATCGCCATAGGCGGCCTTCATGGCGCGCAGGAAATCCGGTGACAGATTGCCGGCATTCTCCTGCGTCCCGGCGCGCAGCACATGCACGGCCTCATCCTCTCCCGCAGACAGCAGGCGGCGCATCAGGCCCACCGCCCGCGGCGTCGTGGACGCAAAGCAGCGCGGAGCCGCCCCCAGGCGCAGACCCATCTGCAGCGTGTCCCACACTGCCTCTCCCTTCGCCCAGGCGGCAATCTCGTCACACCAGGCGACATCGAATTGCGGGCCGCGCAGACTGTCCGGGTCTTCGGCGGAGAAGACATGCGCCTCTGCGCCATTGTCAAAGCGCAGGATACGCCGGCTCGCATGATAGACCGGGCGAAGATCCTGCCTGGGCTCGATCCATTTCAGGCCGCTCGGTCCGTCGATCATCACTTCGCGCACATCGTGCAGGGCCGGGCCCACCAGCGCCGCACGCCTCCGCCCGCCGTGCAGCAGGCTCCAGCGCAGCCATTCCGCCCCGGCCCGTGTCTTGCCAGCGCCGCGTCCGCCCATGAACAGACATGTCCGCCAGCCCGCCCGCGGTGGAACCTGTGTATCGCGGGCCAGGCGCAACCACGGATTCTCCGCCACCAGTTCGCCCGTCTTCGGCGGCAGGTCGCTCCAGTCCCCCGTCTCGCAGGCCCGGCGCACCTTTCGGCGGAAGTCCGGATCCATCAGCTGGTCGCCCTTTCCTCTCATGGCCGCCCGTCTGGGCCCCTTCATCGGAGAGGAAGGCATAGATGTCCTCTTCCTCGTCTGCGGCTTGATTTGCGGCCTCCCGTTCATGGGCGATCCCCCCGACCTTGATTCCTGCCATTTCCAGCTGGCGCACTTCCGTGCTGACCCGCACCAGCTGCGTCACTCTCGGCGCGATGTCCTCGCCCGCCGCGGCGGCGGCCAGCATCTGTTCCGTCGCCTGGTCCTGCGCTTCATCCATGGCCAGCTGCAGGCGCTCCAGCGGCTTTTCCGGCTCGTTCAGCTCATGTTCGCGCATCAGGCGGTAGACGCTTGTGCGGTGCAGCCCCACCTGCGCCGCAATGCGCGTAACGCTCCAGCCGAGCAGCCAGCAGAGCCGGATCTGGCGCTTCAAACGTTCCCTCTTCGGATGATGTGACATGCGTCCCTCCCGTCTCATGAGGGCAGTTTCCCCCATGCCCGTCCCCATCGGATTCGCGCGTGGGTAGACTTCATGAATCCCGTATGATTCTCCCGCGCGGCCGCCCATCCGGACACAGATGTGTTGCAGGAAAAGCACGAATTTCTCCCCGCATGACCGGGGCTTGGCCCAAAAACCTAATGAAACCGGGGAGCGTCACAAAAACATTACGCATCTGTCATTCAGGCGTAACGGAGCCGTGGGAACGGGCCGCCATCCAGAGAGAAGGACTTCCTCCCATGACTTCAACCACCCGCAAGCTATTGCTCCTGGGTGCCGCCACGGCCACCCTGGTCCAGGCTGCTTCCGCCGACATCCTCAAAGGTGTTGTCACCGACGCGACCGGCGAAGCGCCGCTGCAGGGCGCCATTGTGACGATTGAGGAACTCGGCCGCAGCGCCTCCTCAGACCGTTTTGGCGCATACCGCTTCACCAGCATTCCGGCTGGCGACTACACGCTTTCGATCTCCTATGTCGGCGCAGACACGGTCACGGACACGGTGAACATCTCCGGCGACTCCACCTATGACATCGTGCTCGGCGGCGATGTGCGCTATCTCGACAACGTTCTGGTCGTCGGCTCTGCTGCGGCCCAGGCCGGCGCCATCAACCAGCAGCGCGCCTCCGATGCCATCATCAACGTGATCGACTCCGACGGCCTCGGCAACTTCCCCGACACGACCGTTGCTGACAGCCTTTCCCGCGTGCCGGGCCTGTCCATCGAGAACGACCAGGGCGAAGGCCGCTACGTCTCCATCCGCGGCATCAACACAGACCTCATCTCCGCCACCATCAACGGCGTGCGCACCCCCTCCCCGGAAGACCGCCGCGGCGTTCTGCTGGATGGTGTGCCGTCTGACCTTCTCGACGGTATCGAGGTTCAGAAATCCCTGACCCCGAATGTCGACGCCGACACCATCGGTGGTGTGATCAATCTGAAAACCATCTCCGCCTTTGACCGCGATGGCCAGTTCATCCGCGCCAAGGTCGAGGGCTCCTACAACGAAATCACCGAAGAGATTTCCCCGAAAGCCACGCTGACCTATTCCAACGTGTTCGGCGAAAAACTGGGTGTCGCCGCCTCCATCAACTATCAGGATCTGCAGATCCAGGCCCACAATAACGAAACCGGCGGCTGGGGCTTCAACGAAGATGTCGGCGCCATCATTCCGGACGATGACTACGAAATGCGCTGGTACGATCTGACCCGCGAGCGCGTCGGTCTTGTCTTCAATGTGGACTACAAGGCCACAGAGAATACAGAGCTTTACCTCCGCACCCTGTACAATCGCTACAAGGATGACGAAGTTCGCAACAAGTTCGAAATCCGCAGCCTGGACGAAGAAGACCCGACCGTCACCGATACGGGCTTCAGCTTCGACTATGCCGAGGCCGATGCCGAAGTGCGCCAGCGCGAAGAAGTTCGCAACATCCAGACCTACGCCCTCGGCGGCAAGACCTATGCTGGCAACTGGACGTTCGATTACGAAGTCTCCTACGCCTATGCCGAAGAAGACGACTCCAACAATCACGATGTGACCTTCCGCTCTGATGATCTGGAAGGTGACGGCATCCTGGTCTGGGATAATTCGGACCCCCAAAAGCCGAAATTCTCCGGCACCGGCTATGACTTCCTGCTCGACCCGTCCAACTACACGATGGATTCCTTCGAACGGGAATTTACCACCAATGAAGACACCGAATGGGCCTACAAGCTGGACCTGACCAACGATACCGTCCTGGGTAACACACCGGTCACCTGGAAAATGGGTGTGAAGGTGCGTGACCGCGAAAAGGTGCGGGATGTGAACCTGAAAATCTATGAGCGTGACGACGTTCTGCTGACAGACTACATCACCGCAAACTCCCAGATCTCCGGCTGGCGCATGGCCAATCCGATGTTCCAGTGGCCGTCTGCAGGACTGACTAATGCCCTGCGCGGCACCTTTACGGCAGACGAGCTGGATGAGGATGGTTCGAACTTTGACAGCCTGGCCGAAGACTACACGATCGATGAGATGATCATCGCCGGTTACGGCATGGGTACGTTCCAGATGCAGAACCTGACCGTTGTGGCAGGTGCCCGTATCGAGGCCACCGATGTCTCCGCCAAGGGTAACATCTTCGCTGAGGAAGACGATCCGGCAAATGTTGGCACACGTCAGTATGATGATGAATATGCCCACTTCCTGCCCAGCCTGAACCTGAAATATGCCTTTGCGGACAACCTCATCGGCCGCGCGGCGTATTATGCCTCCATCGTGCGCCCTGCCTTTGGCGAAATGCGCCCGACCATCGCCCTGAATGAAGACCGCGACGAGGCAGAGCTCGGCAACCCGGCACTCGATCCGTACGAAGCCAACAATTTCGATCTTTCCATCGAATACTATCCGACGAAATTGTCCGTGCTGTCGGCCGGCCTGTTCTACAAGGACATCTCCAACCCGATCTTCGAGGCGACCTATGATATCGACCAGCTGCCAAGCTCGGTTGACCTGTCCTTCCTGGATGCTGAAACGCTGGGTTCGCTGGAAGAAGTCACCACCTATATCAATGGCGGCAGCGCCACGGTGAAGGGGATTGAGTTCAACTATGTCCAGCAGCTCGATTTCCTCGGCGAGGCCTGGGAAGGCCTGCTGGTCTCCGGCAACCTCACCCTGGCCGACTCCGAAACCTCCGTCCAGGATGAGGAAGACGCCGCCAAGACCCGCGATGTCCCGATGCTGAAGCAGAATGACCGCGTCTGGAACGTCGCCATCGGCTACGACAAGGGCCCGTGGGACATCCGCGTCTCTGCCAACTACCGCTCTGCTTATCTGGACGAGTTGTTCGGCGCAGGCATCGACCGTTACACAGACGACCATATGAGCGTCGAAGCGTCTGCCAAATATGACGTGAACGACCATCTGCAGGTCTATGTCGAAGGCAAGAACCTGACGGACGAGCCGGAATACTACTATCACGGCTCCAAGAACCGTCTGTCCCAGTATGACGAGTTCGGTTCCCGCTACGTCTTCGGCGTCCGCTACACCTACTAGTTCGCTCGGATAGAGCTTGATCTCTGAGGCCGGGCAGGACACACCCTTGCCCGGCCTCTTCCTTTTCCCCTCCTCAAGGAGCTGACACGTCATGAAACGCTATCTTCCCCTCGCCGCCCTGCTGGTCGCCGCATGTGCGACCGAGCCAGCGCAGGACATCTACGAAGTCGAGACGGCAAACGTCTATGCCGCCTTCGAAACAGACCCGATGCCGACCCGGGGCGACACCGCCGATGATCCGGCCCTGTGGGTCAATCCGCTGGACGCCTCCAAAAGCCTGATCCTCGGCACCAACAAGGATGAAGGCCTCTATGTCTACGATCTGACCGGCAAGAAGACGCAATTCGTCGATACCGGCCGCATCAACAATGTGGATGTGCGCGGCAATATTGCTATTGCCTCCAATGACGAAACGAAGTCCGTCAGCTGGTTCTCCATCGATCCGGCGACGCAGACCGTAACGCATATCGGTGACACGCCCACCCTGAAGGATGAGCCCTACGGCATCTGCGCCGGCCTGATCGATGGCAATTTCCTGGCCATGCCGACCTACAAGGACGGCACGATCCAGATCTGGTCCCTGCCCTATGCCGAAGCCAAAGGCCTGAATGCAGAGCTGGTCCGCACCTACAAATTCGACAGCCAGCTGGAAGGCTGCGTCGTGGAAGATGATGGCCGCCAGGTCTTTGTCGGCGAGGAAGAGCACGGCATCTGGAAGCTGGATCTCGTCAATGATGAGAGCATCGCCCTCTCCGTAGATACGATCGCCGCCCGTCAGGGTCTTGTCGCGGATGTCGAAGGCATCAGCATCTGGAAGGGTGAGGAAGGCTATGGCTATCTCGTCGCCTCCGCCCAGGCCGCTGACCGCTATGTCATCTATGATCTGGAACCTCCGCATGCCCGAGTCGGCGTCATCACCATCGTTGCCAGCCCGGATGGCAGCGTGGACGGCGTGACCCATACCGATGGCCTGGACGTCAATTCCACGCCTCTGCCCGGTTTCCCGAAAGGCGTGATGATCGTTCAGGATGACGCCAATCCGGAATCGGAAGTCGACCAGAACTTCAAGATTATCGACTGGGTCGACATCGAAGCCGCCGCGCGCCTGAACGACCGTCCGTAAACGGCTTTCAGATATCGCAGTCTTGCAGAAAGCGCCCTCCGACGAATTCGGGGGGCGTTTTCATGTCTGGCGGGCTGTTACGCCACCATGCCCTCATTCGCGCTGAGCAGGGCCTTGGTAACGCGGTTACGGCCCTGTTCCTTGGACTCGTACAGCGCCGCATCCGCCGTCATGATCAGCCTGTTGCCAGAACAGTGATTAGGCGAAGTTGCGACCCCGAAAGAGGCGGTGACCTTGTCGACAGGCGTGTCGTTGAAATTGAAGTGCAGCGCAGCAATAGCCTTGCGCATGCTCTCGGCCCGGCGCACCGCATCGCCCGGCTCGACGCCTGGCAGCAGGATGACAAACTCCTCCCCGCCATAGCGGAAAGCCAGGCCGTCTTCCCGCGTATGGGATGTCAGCACATTGGCCACTTCCTTCAGCACACGGTCGCCCATTTCGTGGCCATATGTGTCGTTGAAGGATTTGAAATTATCCACATCCAGCATGATACAGCTGACCGGCTGGCCGGTTTCGCGCGCATCATACAATAATGTGCCGAGGCGCTGCTCCATCTTGCGGCGATTGGACAGGCCCGTCAGGGCGTCTTCCATGGCCTGCTCTTGCAGCTCCTCACGCAGATGCATGTTGGCCAGCGACAGGGAGATATTCTCTGCCATCATGAACACATAGTGCTCTTCCTCGATGCTGATCAGGCCTTCCGGGATCTCGCAATACAACAGGCCGATCACCTCGCGCTGCGCTGTCAGCGGAACACAGAGTGTGGCGACATTGTTTTCCAGTTCGCCCTCCACATGGCCCGGCGAGAACATATGCTGGCAGGGCATGTCGGTTTGATCCCCGCCCTGACGATGCGGCGCGCCTCGCCGGATCGCCCAGCAGTCACCGGGAGCGAATGTCGCTGCCGAGCCGACCGGCTCAAGCCAGTCGCAAACCTGGCGCATGACGGTATCGCTCTCGTCAAACAGGTACATCCTGCCCGCATAGCCCGGCAGGATAACCGGCAGGAACAGGCGCACAACATTGGCCACCTCCTGCTTGCTCTCACACGCCTGCATCCGGTGCGTCATGCGGCTCAGCAGATTGCGCAGCTTCAGATCCCGTTCCAGCTTCTTCTCAAGGCGCAGGCGCTCCAGGCCGTTTTCGCGGAAGACCTTCACCGCCTCGGCCATGTCGCCGATCTCGTCCATCTGGTGGAATTCACTCATCTCGACGGTGTAATCCTCCGCCGCCAGACGGGTGACCACATCGCTCAGCTTGACCACCGGGCGCAGGATACGGCGCTTCAGGATGAAATACAGAACACACAGGAACATCAGGGCCGTTACGGCCAGAACCACTTCAGACAGCACCCGCCAGAAGTGCGAGCGGCGGATGGACTCCTCCACCTCCGCCTGTGTGCGCTGGTCCAGCAGGCTCTGAAAGCGCAGAATGGTGGAATCGATCAGGCCCAGTTCGCCTTCATAATGGTCGCTAAACAGCATCTTGCGTGCCGTTTCAATGTCACCGGCCTGAAAGGCCTCAATGGCGCGCTGCTGGTCGTTGACCAGCGTCTTCGCCATGTCGACTGCCGTCACCAAAGTGGACAATTCTTCCTGGCTCGCCCCCGCATCTGTGACACGGCTCAGCATGGCCTGCGTGTCATTCAGATTGACGACGCCTGCCTTGAAGTCTTCCAGATATTCCGAATTGCCGGAGATGACATATTCCCGGGCCTTTTCAGACTGGTAGAATATCTCGCGGTCCAGCCCTGACGTGGCCTTGTCCAGCACATGGCGCTGCTGCACGGCGGCGCGCTCGGCTCGCATGGAATTGGAGGCCATCAGCATGGCGGCGCCCGCAATCATGGAAAGCGCTACCGTGGTGACATAGGCGACATTGGTGATGGTCGATAAACGCATGACGTCTATCTTACGGGAAGCGGAATTAATTTTACTCCTAAATGGACCAATAATTCAAAGTCACTCCAAAACCTTTCATTCACACTTTCTTCACCCCAAAAACCGCCCGGCAGGGCGGCGTGCTTGAGGGTGAGGCGAGGGCTCGAATCGCCATCGGCCTGATCGAGGCCCTGCTGATGGTCCTGCGGAAAAACTTATCGATGTGAGAGAGAAAGGCTTGGAGCGGGTAGACGGAATCGAACCGACATACTCAGCTTGGAAGGCTGCTGCACTACCATTGTGCTATACCCGCGCCGAAGTGCAGTAACTACTGGTGATCCGCCCCAATCGCAACCCCGTTTTTGCGGTGCTGTTTTTCCAACTGTTTTTCCAAGACGTTGCCGGGACGTTCTCCCCCGCGCCATACGTGATCACATCCTCACTCGCGGGGACGGATCGCTCGCCCTGATTACAGTTTGCCGCCCGTAACCTCTAGAAAATCGTCAAGCCTCATCCCCGTCTTCCGGGTCAACTCATCGAAAGCCTGAACTTGCGCAGGCGTCATGTGGCGCTCCGCCCGCACACGATAGTACGCCTCAAGGCGGCTCAAGCGCGTTGTTAGAGCGAGATCATCGACTCGTGCCACCTCCTCATCGCTGAAATCGTCGGTGGCCATATACCTATTGATTCGCTCGGCTTCGGCCATTCGCGCAGCCGTCTCTGGCGAAGTCAGGACTGCCATGTGGAGACATTTTGACGACTCTTTCATCCGGCTACTCCTTCGATAGTTACTACAGTTTGCGCGTCATTTCAGGCGCGCCTTCAACATCTCGATGATTTCGGCGTTCGATGGCTCATTGCGCTGCTCAAGCGCCGCCAATGCGCGCATCAACGTTCGCTTCGCCTTGCCACGATCCGGCCCGGTATCCTGCGCCATAGCGCGTTCCCACGCCGCCATTTCGTCCGGCTGCAAGGTCATAGTCGGGAAGCGCCCGCCCCCCTTCTCTGAGACCCTGGCCTCATACTCAGCTGTTACCTGTGATCGCGATTTCTTCGCCATGCGGGCTCCTCTGCATCTTTTTTCTCGGTAACACGCAAATAACACGTTGACAATGCCGTAGGTAACACGTATATCACACGTATCGGAAGCAAAGGAGACCCCGATGAACGAAGACCAAACGCCGACCCAAGAGCCCACCGAAGAGAAGCCCAGATACTTCGGCCGCAAGTGCTTCAGAACCGGGAAATAGAGGGCCAAGGCCCTCGCCCAACCAGCCCCACTTCGCGTCATGGCGGTGGGGTTTTGGGGTGCCAAAAAGGAGAATTCAAATGGACTACGAACTTGGCGTGATTTGCGGGCTGATCATCGGCTCAGTGGCTGGGTCAATCTTCAGCTCAATAATGTACGAAATACAACTGCGAACGAAGCGCAGAAAATAGACCAACCGCCCGGACCTGAGAAATCAGGCCGGGTTTTGGGGTGCCGGGAACCCTCCCGGAGTTCTTTGACAATCAGGAGAATACCATGGCTAAAGCAAACAAGGCTCAACGCGCTGCTGACCTCAAAGCCCGCTTCGCCCGCATTCGGGCAGCGATCCAGGTCACGGATCAACTGACAGCCGATTACTTCGACCGTCGCGCCGAAGAGATCGAGACCTTCAATGAAGACCTGTCGCTGATCACTACGCAGCCAGAGTCGGCAAATGCAGCAAACTAGCCAGCCGGTGCTGACCGGCAGAGCCCATTCTTTCTGAGGGTGGGCTTCCCCGTCAGCATACGAAAGGAGCGACGAAATGAACGGCTTTATCCGTATCATCATCGGAGCCGCGATCACCGCTTGCGGTTGTCTCGTGCTCCTGAACTCAGCGAGCATGTCCTATCAGGGATATGAACGCGCGTTCGACGGCCTCTCTGGGGCCGGACTTATCGGGATCGGCATTGCCGGTCTCGCCTTCCTCTGCGCAGGCGCTATCGGCGTTGCCAGCAGGATCGGAATGAAAGACGTTGCGATCATTGCCGCCGTCATGGCGGTGGTCTGTTACGCGGGCGACGTCTACGGCAACTCACTCGCCACGGTCGGAGAGATCAAGGCGAACCGGGACGCCGCCATTGAGAGCCAGGCCGCGTACGACTCTGCTACCGATGCCCTGCCAGTCATTCGGCAGCGTATCGCAACCGCCAAGGAAGAACTCGCCATAGTCACCGGCGATGATATCCTGAAGGCCCAGCGCCTCTTGAAGGGCAAAGGGCTCTATCTCGGCAAACTGGACGGGATAGCAGGCGGAAAAACAGAACAGGCCATGAATGACTTTGGAGCGGCGCTTGTCGCCACACTGAAGGATTTGGGAGATCAGGAGTCCGAGGCAGTAAAGACCACCTCACAGGGCCGCCCTGAAGCCCCCGGAGAGCACGCAGAAGGATTTGCATGGCTTATCGCCTTCCTGCTTTCTTCGCTCTCTATGGCCGCCTCGGCCATCGGACTGCCGCTCATGGTTGGCAAAAAGATGAGCGCCGAGGAAGAACTCGACCAGCTTGAGCAAACCATGGACGAGTTCGAAAGCGAGGTATTTGACTTCGTGAAGTGGATGGATAGCCGCGCTGCGGCGTAAACTTGCCCCCGTTGTCTCCGGACGCGGGGGCTTTTTTTGTGCTCAGAAACGCAAAAACTCCCCCCCAGCCACACGGCCAGGGGGGAGCAAATAGCGAATAATCGCGATGTCGTGGCGCGTCAGGCCGTTTCTGCAGTCTCCGGCTGTTCTGGTGCCGGATCGCCGCTTTCGCCATCAGTGGGCGTTTCTGCGGCTTCTTCGCCGTCTGTGACCTCAGCTTCAGACGTTCCCTCTGCTTCGGCCTCTGGTGTTTCGCTGCCTTCAGCTGGCGTGTCAGGGGCCGGGTCTTCGACCGGGTCAATCTCCGGCTCCGGTTCGGGCTTGGGGTCTTCCAGCTCAATAACCTTGCCGATCAGGGCGTATGTCTGGGCAGCTTGCAGTTCGAGGTACTCCTTGATCAGGGCCGGTTCTTCCGCGTCGATCTCGTCAATGCGATTGGCGTGCTGCTCACGCTCTGCGCGAAGCTGATAGATCGCTTCAGCAATTGTAAGTTGGCGCTTAGCGGATTCCTGATCTGGAACGGGATAGTGAGTAACAGGCATGGGATAGTCTCCTTTGCAGGCCTGAGTTTGGGGGTCAAATTGTGGGGGTAACGAACTCTACGCGGTTACTTCCGGTGAGGGCCGTGGATGTGAAATCCACAGCTCACCCAGACAGTTGCGAGCTTCCAGACAATGTAGCTCACATGGGGCAGGATGATCGCGCCGGATATACGCGAGACCATCACCCCGAAATCGTTTTGAGCCTGGCTGATGACCGGGCCGGACCAGTGCGACAGATCGGAAAGAATTCCGATGCCGGACAGCATCGCGCCGAAAATGACGCCAACCCAGCCGAGGCACAGGACAAAGCGCAGCATACGGCGCAGCGGAATCCTCACATGCCCCCGGCCCACCCATGGCATGTGCGGCGTCATGGCGGGCTGCTCTGCCGTTGCAAACAGGATTGAGAACGCGAAGATCACCTGAACAAAGCAGGCGACCATCACGAGCGGGCTCTCATGGGCGTTAATCAGATCAGTGATCGTCATTTGGCTTGTCCTTTGACATAATACGCAGGACGGCCAGAATGGCTTCCAAATATGCCTCCCTTATCTTTCCGCTCAGAAGCACGGCCGTCAGCGCGTAGCCAAGCAGGCCGCCTAGAAAGGTTCCGCCGATCAGATCCACACCCGGCAGCATCCCGGCGATTGAGTTGCCCATGAACAGACCAAACGCCACACCGATCAGAAAGAAGATGAAGGACTTGACCACACGCCAGACGATTGTCTCTACCGGCCTGTCCTTGCCGTTGAATGCGTTGAATGCGATGGCAGAGGCAGAACCGGCGCATGCGGCCGCAACCACCATCGAGGGAAATGTTGGCGCGGCTGCGCCTGCCGTGGCCCCAATCGCCAGATTGATGCCATAGGCTACGAATTTGATTGGTGGCATATGACACCCCGTCTTTAGCGCCATTGCCGCTGATGAGTCCCGCATGCAGCATGGCATCCTCCGTTGAGAGTTGAGTGTGGCCGGGCAAACAAGCCCCCAAGCCCCTGCCCGGCCACACTCCGACGCCGGATTAGTCAGGCGTCATTCGGCGTCGAGGCGTGCCAGCAGGGCGTCGATACGCTCGCCGCGCTGCTTGATGGCAGAAACCTCGTCACGAATGTCGTCACCGGTGACTTCACCGCGCGCGCGGATCGCCTCCATCTCGACATTCAGTTCTTCCAGCTCCGTCACGAGCGTCTCGTATGCGACCTTACCGGTGCGGGCACCGTCGAGGACGCGGGCAATTACGCCCAGGACATCAGAGACATATGGAGTGTCAGAAAGGATTGGCTCCAGCATCTTGAGCACGCCGAGGGTGCGCTCTGCTGTCGCCAGAATTGTTGTGAGATTAGCCATTGGTCAGGTCTCCTGCTTTGGCGATGAAGTCATCGATTTCTGCCTTGATCGGCGCGTAGGAGGTGGCCAGGCGACCGGCCAGCTCTGCGGAGAGTGCCAGCCATTCAGCCGGAGCATCCGGGCCAACCTCGCGAATGCGGGCGTCGACGTCTGCATATTCTGCAGCAATCAGGCCGGCAGCATTCACGCCGGGCCGAAGGGTCTGCTCTGCTTTCAGGAGCGGAACACACATCTTGGCCAGGTCGGTGCCGACTTCAGCGGGCTCACAGGTGGTTAGAACCGTATCCTGAGCGGCACCGAAGGCCTTCAGCGTGACGAGCGCCTTGTCGGCAGGGGCAGATGCGTTTTCGTAGATGTCCGGCATCGGCCGAAGATCCGTGAAGGTATTGCAAGCAGACAGCACAAGGGCGGCGCATGCCGTCGCGAGTGTCGCGTGCTTCTTAAGGAATCCAAACATGGGACTTGTCCTTTCGGGGGTTGTAGACACAAAAAAACCCGCCTGCCTGACATGGCGGGGCGGGGTACGCTGACCGCCCGCAATTACGCACGGGCGGGCATCTGGATTATTTTAAAAAAGTCTCTTGACGATACACTAAAAGTGTATATATTGAACTCATGGACACGGGGATTGGCTCCATCGTCCACTCACAGGAGAGACAAATGGCTTACTCGAAATGCACAATCATCACCGGTCACAAGCAAGGCTACATCGAGCCGACCGCCGAGCCGATGACCGAGGAGCGGTTCGCCCAAGTTGAACGCAACAAGCCTTACAACTTCTCAGTCGCGCTTAGCGGTCACTGGAAAGCGGAAACCGCACTGCGCTATGCTCGCCGCCACGGCTGCGTTGGCGAGGTTAAAATGGCTCACTACACCAATGACATGAGCGGTCGCGGTCGCGGCGGGAAAGACAGCGCAATTGTGATCTCGTAATTATCGATAGCGGCAGGCGGTTTGGCCTGCCGCTTTTTTCTTCCCGAACAGGATTTTCCCAATGAGCCTTTTCGCCGCCGCCCTGCGCCTGACGGGCCTGTCGCAGCCGGAGGCCGCCGACTGGTTGAGTGACCAGCTGTGCCGGTCCGTCTCGCTGCAGACCATCAAAGACATGTCTTCTGGTCGCTCGAAAGCGCATCCGGATGTTTGGGCCGCTTTGTCGAGCCTGCATCAGCAGCAGCTTGCCGCCGCCGATGAGGCGCTTGACCTGATAGACGAGCTGGCCGACGCGCATGGCGAGCCACCCGAAAGCCTCGACTTCGGCAGCTATGGGCGGGCCTCTGAATGGCCAAGCCTGCGTGTTGCCGAAAATACTGCAGCGCTCGTCGCCTTACAGAGCGGCATTCCTGCAGAGGAGTGACCGGCCAGTACACAGCCGGGCATTCTGGTGTTCGGGATCAGGCCGGGTCAGCGACTCGGGTGCGCATCCAGCCATAGAGGAAGTCTTCACTCGGCTCCCTGCCCTCGCAGATCAGGAAGTAGCGCTCACCCTGAAAGCAGTTCAGGGCCGAGACGAGCACGCGCTCGGCATCGACACCACGATTTTTAAGGTAGGCCTTCAGTGCAGAGAGTGTGGCGGGGCCGACATTGCCGTCCTCCACGATATCCGGATACAGCTTGCCCCGTAGATTGAAGCCATTCAGGGCGCGCTGCAGGAAAGTGGACGCCACACCCACACCCATGTTGACGCCGGTATCGAACATCTCGGCCGCAACGTCTTCTGCCAGGGCGGCAACGCCCGCAAATCCGGGCCCATCCCAATAGTCCACGGCGTAGATATGCTTTGCCACTTCGCGTGGCAGGTCGCGCATGTGCCCGCGGTATCCATGGCGGCGCGCGACACGCTCCGTGATCCCGTATCTGGTGGCGCCGCCAGGGTCAGACGGATGGTCCACATAGCCGCCTTCGCGGTCGAGAAGGGGATCTATAAGGCGGTCAAAAACGCTGGGGTCGGACATTGGGGGCTCCGGTTTCAGGTACAAAAAAAGCCACGCTGTGAACGTGGCGGACAAATGGCGGATCATTTCGGACGCCTTATTCAGGGGCGGTCCAATATTGGTCATCTGCGAAGTCCTCCGGGATCGGATCAGCAGACTGAAGCACAAAGCTGGCCTTCCATATGTCCTGACGAACCTGCGCTGAGCGCAAAAGTATGGCCGCCCACTCCGCACTGTTGACCTGAGCCGGGCCTGTATCCGTCATGATCTGGAGCTGGAGCGGGTGGCCGAGCTTGTCAGCGGCATTGAATGCCGTGGTCACTTCGTTCCAGCTGCGCATGTCAGCGTCTGTCGTGCCGATCCGGTGGACGCCGCGCTCATCTTCGAAATCGTAATCGAAGCCCAGCGACAAGCGTCGGTCACGCTCGGCATAGACGTCGGACGGCTGTGGTGGAGGCGGCCCGTTCGCGGTGTTCGCCGCATACCAGGCATCTGCTTCGGCCTGCGTCGTGACGGAAGCGTCGAGCGCAAAGCGCTGGCCATCAATTGTCCAGAGATTATCAAGAGATGTCGTCATGTTCCTATCCTTCGAAGATCACGGCCTGCAACGGGTTCGGATAGGCGCCCCGGTTTTCCAGATAGCCAAGCCCTGCGCTGACGCCGAAATTGATATTGCCGTTCGGTCCCGTGCTGCCTGTCAGTGCGCCCGTCTGCGCAGTGAAGTTGGAGAAGCTTGCAACAGCATCGGCCGCCAGGCCCCCAGAAAGGGCGCGGACGAGGACGATCCCGAAAGCGCCGCCAGACCCATTGACCATCACGATATGACGGCCGCCCGATTGCCGCAAAGGGAACGACACCGCCGCTCCGATCCCGACTGTCACAGGCCCATATCGAAGCCCGCTATTGCCGAGGAAATTATAGCGATCAGCTGCTTGGAACGCGGCGACGCCAGAGGCCCCGCCGCCAAGCCCCGTGGCGAGCATTGCGGCCTTGTTCGCCTGCGCGAGGAAGCTGAGGACATCTGCCGAAAGTGGCCATGAATTAAAGTCCGTGTCCTCTACAAAGGTTGCTCCGAGGTCGATTGCGACCTTTTCGCCATAGGCGCCTGTTGCGGCATCAAGAACGTCCTGCAAGTCTATATTAGTTATTCTATCCACAATGCCTGGCCTCCAGGCAATGACCTGTCCCGTGACGGGGTCTGTCGTCGAGAAAGCAGATTTGAAATAGTATGTCTTGGTGGCCATTTTTTCTTCTACTCCTCGACGCAGACAATACTGAGGCGCTGATAGTTTTGGGTGAAGGGACTACCGCCATAACCCCGGACAGAAACCTCCAGCTTGAATTGCCTATCGCTGGCGACTTCCAGAGAGTCTGTGTATGTGGCCGATATTGATACCGCGCCATCAGATGAGACCAGATATCCATCGCTTGGATCGTATTCCACGAAGGTTCGACTCCACTCCCACGTGCCATCATAGGTGGCCACCAAGCTGTAAGCTCCGCCTGCAACGGATCGGTAGAGCTTGATTTGGCATGGAGCCGAGCCGCTGTCGATTTCAGACCCGATGGGGACTCCTGGGGGCGTCGGCTGATACGCGCTCTCCGCGTAGACGGAGTTGAACCCCGATGTCACACTTATGATATTGCCGTTTGAGCCAAAAACTGGCGTCTCAACCGTCGGGTATTGGGCGATGCTTGATGTCGATATGGACGTGTTCAGAACACCCGCTGACAAGGACCCGCCAAAATAGGCGTCTCCATTGGTCTTCACGTAACGAATAGCAGAGGCCTCATCGCAGAGGCTGATAGCCTTCGAAGGCCCCACCCATTCAATGAATTGGTTGCTTGTTCCAAAGCCAAGGCCGTCGACCTTCATGATCGATCCGTTGTCAAAATGGATGCGATAATTTTGCAGGTCTATCTGCATTGAATTGTCGAAGTTGCGGATGATTCCTGCAGAAATCTTGTCAGCACTTAATGACTGAATAATGGCTGCATTCAGATATGTCGTCCCGCTCTGGAATAAGGCTGAGACGTTGTCCCCGTCTGTAATGGCCACCTGATCCGCATTCAGGATCAGGCGACTTGCACTTTCAGTGACTTCCAGATACAGGCCGCCATCCCGGTAAACTGATCCGGTCGAAACCCGTGCCTGCAGTCCAATTCTGGCGTCCCATCCGGCTGATGGCGTGTAGCCTGTGACCATCCGGAAGGTCGCGTTCGCGCTGACCTCGCCATAGCTGGTCTGCAGAGTGGTAAGTGTCGATGCCTGATCCTGCTGAACCGTATCGAGACGCGTGATCTCCGAGCGGGCCTCTCCCTGCTCCCACGAGAGGCCGCGCAGCTGGTACGAATTCTGAATATCGGTCACGGCGTAGTCGAGCTGGCGAGCGACCTGCTCATCTGCCGGGTCAACAAACTCGGCAAGTGCCGTGTCGTTCAGGCCAGCGAAAGCCCCAAGCATCTGGGACACGGCAAAGCGCGCGTCCCCTGTGCCATCGGCAATGGTCCGTACCGCAATCTTGCAGGAAGCTGTCCCTGCCGGGATAGCTCCGGCATCCGTCCCGTCCAGACCAAAAAACCCGCCAATGCGACCTGACGCCCCGGACGCGACTGCATGAAATGCTGGCGTAACAGGGTCGCCCGCATCATCGTAATAATAGGCGCGCAATTCGAGGGCGGCAGTATTCAGCACTTCCTCAATGGTGACAGATGCCTGCCCCCGCGCGCCGGGCTGGATCGGATGATTGCCCGGCAGGTAGAGGATCATCTCCTGACCATCTGCACCGCTATCACGCTCCACCCCGGCAGAGCGATAGGTCGCACCTGTGAGCATGTAAAGCGGAAGACCATTCGAGCCATAGCCCTCAAGCGTGCCAAGCGTAATCAGCGGGTCTCTGTACCAGTTGGTGTAGCCTGCCTGTTGAGCAATGCCGAGCCCCTGCGAGAGCAGATCGTCCGCCGTCTCGCGCGCCTCCGCTTCGGCGTCTACCAAATCGTTTACGAGCGTGTTTAGAGCAGCCAAGGCCTCTGCTGATAGCTGCTCAGCATATAGCGAGGACTTAGAGGTAAATTCACTGGTAGCCGTGAATTGGACCCAGTCAGACCATTCACTATGTCGGCCATCATAGACAGATCTAACCCGGATCACATAATTAACGCCGGGCTGCAAAATGCTGCTCAACCAGACATAAGCAGCCCCTGCGGGAACAGTTTCTGCCTGAACCTCATAACTATAGTCGGGCTGCCCCGTTCCGTCGTCCCTCGCCACCTCGATTTGCGTTTCAGATGGAACCGGATCAGTGCCATAATCAAATTCAAGTTTCAGCCCCGGCCATGTCACATCCCCGGAGTCACCCACCTGCCCGGGGGTTATCGTCACATCTGGATTGGCCAAGGCATCCCGATTGGTGGACGGGAAGGCAGGCGGAACAGACAAGTCCACAGCCGTGGTTTCGTCCCAGACCAGCTCATCGGGGTAGACCTCTGATCCGCGCACCCGGATAGAGCCGTCAATGAAGCGCTCCACCTCTTCCGCCACAAAGGTTTTGCCGGACGGGAACCCGCGAATCACACTTTTCCGCACATACCACTCGCCCGGCTCGATCACGCGCGCAGCGGTCTTGTAGGTTTCTTCGAGATAGAAGATGCGTCGGCTGTCTTCAATCTTGAGCTTGGCGATACGCTGACAGCGTTCCGCGTTGATCTCAAGATCGAGGTTCAGCGTGTCTGTGATCTCGCCATTGTCATCACCAATGTAGGCGGCGATCTGGACGCGCGGATAGTCGTCCTTCTTGTAGTCGTTGGCGGGATTAATAAACCGTCCCTCAATACCATTGAGCATGTCATCGAGACCACCACCCGGATCGGCACGGCTTTCGCTGTCACGCACCATATCATCATCCGTCAGGGTGATGACGGGCGTGCGGACAATCGGGGGCCTGAAGGAAATGCGCCCTCCCTGGTCAATCGCACGGGCCGCCATTTGGTCTGCCAGCCTCTGCAGGTTTTTATCATGGCTTTCAGCAGCGGAAAGAATTCCGTTAACCTCATAACGCTTCTGCGTGCCGCCGCCCTTTAGCGCAACATTCTGATCGCACAGGTCCGCGAGGGCCTTGAATTCAGCGTATGGAACCGCGTCAACAGCCTCCCCGACGCCGAACCACATGACGTCAGAATCAAACGTGACCCTAATCCCGCTGCGATAATGATCCGCCGCGACCATTGCGTTTGTTGAATACTCCCAAGTCGTCGGGTTGCTCCATCGGTGCGAACCTGACCCGCCTGCGGTGCTGTCTTTTCTGCGGTCATAAAGAAGCGCGCCCTCGCCGCTGAAGCGATAGTCGAAGCTTTCCGGGAGGTCGCTATCCCAGAGGTGTTCAATCACCACATAAGCGACACCGCGCAGGCGGTGATCTGCAGTCCATTCAGACGCAGCAGCCTGAAGGTAAGCGTCCGCTGTCTGCCCATGTCCGCCTTGGTGGAAGGTAATCCAGCAGCGCTGCTCGCTATTGCCCTCAAGGTAAACAAGGGTTCGCACACCATGGGTCAGCGCAGAATTGCGCACCTGGTAACCATTTATCCATACCTTGTCCAGCTTGTTGATCTTGTGATCGGCGATAGCGTAAACGCGCTGCATGTACTTGCGCTGTTGCCCATTTGTGAACGCAGCCACAAAGCTGCCGGACGTTACAAATCGGCCAAGTGCCAATTCACGCGGATACGGCTCGTACTCTTCCTGAAGTTCAAGCTGGACTGTGCCAGACTTCTTGAACTTTGTCCGCCACGGCAGCGTAACCCCTTCCAACTGGGCAATCAGGTCAAAGCCCTTGTCTCCGGGGTAGGCAGCATTTTGGCTTGCAGGTGTCCGGGTCTCCATGCGCCGCTCAAGATAGGCCAGAGCGCCGCTTTCAATCTCCATGGTCAGGCGGGCAGCTTGCCCGGCCTTCAGGCTGTCGGACAGGTTACGAAGCCTTCCGCGCTCATCTTCCAGAACCGTGCCGTCATCCGGCACCTGCCCGGAATTCCAGACAATGCGGCGCAAGCGGATTTGTCTCCGCCTCCATGTCTTATCTAGAAGCGCGCCGACAGGATCTGTGTTGTCAGACTGACGAGAGCTGTCAAAGTCCAGTTCGAACTTCTCTGATTTCAGGCCTGCTCTGCGCTTCAGGCGGTCTGGCGGCGTCCAGCGCGTTCCCAGCGGCGTATAGGTATTATCATCAAGCGTGAGGCTGTCGCGGCCATTGCACCAGCGCAGCGTCTCGCTATCCAGCGTGATTTCAAGGAACCAGCGTGAAATACGCGTCATCGCAGCACCTGCTCAGCCTTGAACTGGACATCCCAGCGCTTGAATCCCTCACGCACGCGCGGGGTCTCCGTCAGGCGGAACTCTCCAAGGGCGGCAATCCTGCGGGGTGCAGTGACGCTGGCGTGGGGTGTGACAGGGCGCGGCCACACGGACAAAGTTGCCTGGCCGGACCCGTTATAGGTTGCCTCTGCCAAAACCTGCCCGATCCAGTAGCCATTGTTCAGGGTCCGGTAGGAAATCATGTCTCCGGGATAGGCCTTGCGGCCCACGCTCAGGGCATCGCTGACAGTTACGGTGGAGTTGGCGCTGTCAATGCTGACGATGGAAAGCACGGCATCCGACGTGATTGCCGGGTCGCGCGGGTTCGGACGCATGGACCGCCACATGGTAAACGTGAGATCAGCCAGGCGGCGGCGCGTAAGAAACGTGTCCCACTCATCGAAGTGGGCGCGGTTGATGATGTTGACACCTACCTCGATCATCCAGAACGGATCGCCGATCTCGATGACATCGGCCTCTCCGCTGTTCGAGGTGACTGCCGTCTGATTTTCAATAGGGGTCCAGCGCGCCTCGATGATACCGAGGCACGGTGCCTGTTCGCCTGCGCTCATAATGTCACCTGATGAAGCGGTCGCGCCGGTAGCGCGGGGTGGTTGCGGTCTGCTCGCTGGCGATCACGGATCGAATGGTGTCTTCCTGCTCACGCCGCATCTGATCAATCATGGCCTTGAGGTCAGGAAGGGTGTCCCGATCAACAGGGCCGTTGAAATTGAGCTGAGCGCCAGCGACATTCACCTGCCGGCCGCCTCCGGTGAAGAAGGACGGAGCCACACTGACGGGCTGCGTGATCCGTGCCAGCTGGGCCTCTACATCAACGCCTTGGTTCATCGCGCGAAGCAGGTCTTCATTCTTTCTGGTCGCGTCCGCTGTCATGACACTTTCGCCGCGTGACAGGCGTGCCGGAATACTGTCTGACCGGTGGGACCCAGGCCCCTGAAGGTCGACAACACCATCTTTGAAGCCGGAGATGGCAGAGGCGGCAATGCCGGCAATTGTGGCCAGACCAGTCACCTTGGCAGACGCAATCAGAGGGGCATTCAAAGGCGGTGGGGCGGCGGCGGCGGCCTTGGCCACGGCTAGGTTCATCTGAACGTATGCGCTGGCGAGTGCCGCGGCCTTCTCGGCCAGGAACAGGGCCTTATAGATGCCCTTGTTTTCGCCGGCGAACTTCTTCGCAAGGTCCGCTGCTGCGTCGAATCCACGCTCTGCGGCATCCAGCTGGGCAACTGCTGCCTCCTGCTTGATGGCCGTAATCGCGGCCTCGGCATCAGCATTGATCTCTTTGCGCCGCTCAAGGTATTCGGCTTCACGGTCCAGCTTATCCTGAAACCATTCTTCAAGAAGCTGCAGTTCCTCTTCCTGACGGGCACGAACCTGCTCTATTGCGCTATCAGAATACTCCCCCTTGCCGAGCGCCTTGTCCTCAAGCTCTTGGCGCCGGGCGGCATACTCCTCATCGAGCGCGGCGATAGCCTCATTCTTGCGGGTCTCATCCTCGATTTCCTTATCGATGAGAGCGCGCTTGAGCTGGTATTCGCGTTCGAGCAGGGCGGACGTTCGCCCCAGCATTTCGTCGCGGGCGCGCGTGATCTCCTCAACAAGGTCGCGCTCCTTGTCGGCCTTGGCTTCCTGCTCTGCCAGATACTCGTTGAAGTCATCAAACTCAGCAGCGCGGATCTCGCTGAGCTGTTGCTTATAGGTCTCGTTTGCCTGGCGGCGCAGTTCGTCGGCTTCCGCCTGCCCGACCTTTGCCGCATCGATCGCCGCCAACCGCTCATCACGGATGCGGACGATCTGCTCACGCTCGGTTTCAAACGTGTCGTTATAGGCGGACCTGATTTCATCAAGAGCCTTCTTGGTGCGCTTGTCCAGGCCGTCACCGCCCCGCCCCCCCTCACGCACAGTCGCCTGCGCCTCTTGGCGTGCTGTGGCCTCATCGAGACCCGCCTGAAGAAGGCGAATAGTCTCTTCAGCGATGGCGATCTGCTGTTCAAAGCGAGCTGAGGCCCGGTCGAGCCCTTTCGACTTCGCGTCTTCGAGGGACTCGGAAAGCGCCTTGATGCGCTCCAGTTCCTTCTCAATAAGGCCCGCATTCGTGATCTCGGTGAAGCGCTTGTTCAGCGCCTTTTCTACCGCCTCGACGCCCCCGTCTTGAAACGCCTTGACGATATTGACGCCGCCATCTCCGAAGGCGACTTTGGCGCTTTCCTTGAGCTGGCTTCGGAGATATGAGACCTTCTGCTCTGCGGCAAGGATTTCCCGCCCCAGATCACTGTTGTCGATGCGTGCCTCGGCACCGGCCTGGTCGCCCGTTACGCCAGCAACGGTGCGAACCTCTTCATCACGCCGCTTCCTGAGCCGCTCAAGGGCGGCCTCGCCCTCTTGAATTTGGGCATTGATAGAGTTCAGATCCTGCACAAGGGATGCGGTCGTGACATCACGGATGGCTTCAGCGATCCCCTCGATTGCGCCTTTCAGTCTGTTCATGACCGGAAGCGCAAAATTGGCATCCTTTGATAGATCGGCAAATGAGGTATACTTCTCAGTCTGTTCGAGCGCTGCGTTCATGCCCTCGATTGCCCGCTTGGCGTCGTCAATGACCTCCCGGCCCTCGCGTGCGTCTCTCGCCAGCGCGATGAACGCACCCGCCGCAGCGATAATGGCCAAAGTGGGAAGTGAAGCGGCAAGCAGCGACATTCCACCAGCCAGCGCCTGTGTCGTGACCAGCGCCGCGCCACCGCGCACCGTGAGCAGCTGCAGGCTGGTGCTGAGGGTGCCGAGCAGGGGCAGCACACGCCCGCCAATAGATGCCGCCATCGGAAGCAGAGCCTTGATCGTCAGCGCAATCAGGGCAATGCTGAGGACGTCCGCATTCTCTGCGGCGATCACCAGCAACTGCTGTAGGCCCTCCAGCGCGATGATGAGGCCATCCTCAGCGCCCGCATCACCCAGCGCAAGAACCAGCTCCTCAAGGCGTGACCGGGTGGCCAGCAGCGCACCGTTGAGGTTCTCGTCCATGATTTCCGCAATGCGGCTGGCTGTGCCGCCTGCCTCTTCATAGGCGCCGGTCAGCTCGCGCACTTTGGGGATAGAGGATTGCAGCACCTCGAATGCGGGTCCGCCGCGAAGTCCGAACAGGGTAATGGCGTCTGCGGTCGTGACCCCGGCCTCGGCCAGCCGCTCTAGAGAGTTGGCAAGCGAGCCCGTGGCAGAGAGCGATACGTCCTCCATGGTGAGTCCGTACTTCTTCAGCACCTTCTCGCCCTGGCTGGATTGCTTTTCGAGGCCGATCATGACGCGGCGGAGCCCGGTGCCCGCCATTTCGGCTTGCAGGCCGGCATCTGAAAGTGCGGAGACGGCAGCCGCCGTGTCTTCGACGCCAACGCCAAGGCCCGCAGCGACGGGCGCGGCATATTTCATGGCCTCGCCAAGCTGGCCGACATCCGTGTTGGACGAATTGGCCGCCAGGGCAAGCACATCGACAACGCGAGCTGTCTCCGAGACTTCCAGACGGAATCCCTGCAAGACGTTCGAGGCGATGTCGGCCGCGCGGCCCAGATCCAGATTGCCGGCCTGTGCCAGCTTCAGGGTGCCTTCAATGGAGCCCAGGATTTCGTCGGTCTCGAAACCGGCGCGAGCAAGGAACAGCATGCCCTCTGCGGCCTGAGTGGCGCTGAAACGGGTCGTTGCCCCAAGGGATCGCGCACGCGCCTCAAGCGCTTCAAACTGGCTTTCTGTGGCCTGCGACACAGCCTTGACCGTGGACATGGCCTGCGCAAAGTCCGCAAGCACACGAACGCCCGCCGTGGCACCCGCAACTGTGGCGAGCGCGAGCGCCGAAGAACGAAGCGAGTCCGCCATGGACCGACCAGCCCGGCCAATTGCATTCAGGGATTTCGTCGCCTGCGCTTCCGTGATCCCGGCCTGCTTGCGGACATTCTTCATGCTGCGATCAAAGGTGCGCTCACCCGCCGCAATGTCGCGCTGGTATTTGTCCAGCTTGGCCTGAAGCTCAACGATGACGCGGTCTGCAGTAATGGCCATGTCAGCGCTCTTTCATCTCAAAGAAAAAGCCGCCCCGAAGGGCGGCCTCAGTGTCAGATCTTCACATCCGGCAGATTCATGCCCCGAATGCGGTCTTTCATGGCCTCAAACTCCGCATCCGTAGGCGGATCAGACTGGCCAGCGGGCTTCATCATGCGGCTGTGCTCAGCCACCATTCCCTGCCACTCCCAAAGCGTCAGGTTGCCGATTTCTTTCGGGCTGATGCCTTTTTCGAGGCCGACCGCGTAGGCTGCGGCGAGGTTGAAGTATCCTCCCCCGCCGCCTCGTCCTTTGGGGCGTCGCTTTCCTCCCCAGCCTCATATCCAATGATGCAGGCCGACAGGATCGCGGTTGCGTGGGCATGCCAGATTTCGAGCGGCCAGACATCGCAATACCGCTCGATCAGAGTGCGCGCTTCCTGGGCCTCAAGGCCGCCGCCGATCAAGCCGATACGGACGGTCTCGACCAGATCAACGGCGTGATATTCACTTGTCAGAACGCGCTTCCAGATCGTACCAATGGGGGCTTGGCACTTCTCTTCCAGCTCCGCGATCCGTTTGATCGGGAGCCGGAAGGTATAGTCGGCATCTGCAAAGGTCAGTTCGACCTCACAGCTTCGGTACGGTCCCGGCATTAAGAGTTACCGGGCGTGAAAGTCGGCTTGCCGTTCATTGCGATGGCGACACTGACCTGCCAGCGCTGGCCACGTGAGCCGGTTTCCTCATAGGAGGTCAGGATCGCCGGGGCCTCGAAATAGCCGCCACCTTCGGCAGAGCTGAGGTCACGGAACCAACGGACATTGATCTCGGACTCATTGCCGAACCACCAGTCCTGCCACGTCTGCATGGCGTCGGTATCGAGGACACCAGAGCCCTGCAGGGTCATCTGCTTGGACACGACATCAGAGATCAGCCAGGCCGGAAAGTCCGGGTCTGCACAGTCAGGGATATTTGTCGTGTTGCTCTCGATGTTCACCGTCATGGTCAGTTCGGTGAACCCGCAGGGCGCGGCGAACGTTTCAGAGGAAGCTCCGTCGCCCAGCATAATCATTGCTGCGCCGAACTTCATGGTCTTTGCTTGTGCCATAAATGGGCATCCTTCTATTGGGCTGCGCCGTCTCACGACGGTGCGTCACGGGGTTGCCCACACCCCATGTTTGAATTCATCCACCTGGGCCGGGCGGAGCCTTTATTCAGTGGTGATCACTGAAAACCGTATGATCGCGTGATAGTCCGTGGACTCCCCGCCATCTTCGATGATCTGGGTTCCCTGCCAATCGAGGGAGACGAGTCCGACCCCGCCCTCAAGCGGAAGCATGTCGTCTGAGAGTGCATCCACGATGGTGTCCGCAATCGTGGCGCATGGCCCCTCATCCGGACCGCGCGCAAACACGTGCAGCGTGATATCGCTGTCACTTCCGCCAAGACCTGTTGCCTCATAGGGCCGCGTGTCCGGCGCGCCATACCTGCCGAAAGGCCATTCAGGGCTATCTGGTGTGCGCATTCCGTAAAAGCGCGTGCCAAGCAGGTCTGTGACCGCGCTGGTCGCCAATAGCTTCATGATGATGGCGCGCCGCAGGGGCAGCGTGTGGTCAGTCGGCTTCAGCATCTGTTTCCGCCGTCTCTTCGACTTTGGAGACTTCCGTCAGGAAGACGGACGTGCCTTCATCTGCCTCAAAATCTGTCGCGGGCTCTTCTTTGCGTCCCTCAGGGAAAGCCTTGCCAGCTGCGATCGCACGGTCTGCACACTCGCGTGTGACGTTCATTTTAGTGCCAGCCTTGTAGCTGACTGTGGCGCGTTTGGTGGCGCGAAAATCATAGTCTTCGGTGAATCTGACCCAAACCATAGGGCTATCCTTTCCTGTTGACGCGGTTGACCGTCGCGCGGACGTTGACGGTGTATTCCTTGCGGACCTTCTGTGCCGCCGGGGCCATGTAAGGGCGCTCAGCCATTTTTGATGTGCCGACTTCAAGCGGCACGGCGTAGGGGGCGGCGCTCTCGGCAACCGCTTTGAGCGGGCCTGTAATACGCGCGGTAATCCCGGCAGACAGGACGCCTGTATCGAGATTGGGCGGCTCACCGGGCTTTGAGGGGACATGCCCCTTGCCCTGTATGGAGCCTTGAGAGATCAGAAATTGCGCCACGCCGCGCACGCTATCTGCGGCGATGAATGTGTCTCTTGTCAAAGCGGTGACCAGCTCCCGGCCCCGCATCTTGCGAAGGCGGCGCTTGTGACTCTCGGCGCCCTTAATCCGCATTTTTGACCGGCCTTCCCTGGATTGTCCAAGAGGCTTGCGCCGGGTCCTGATCAATGGCTTGCACGGAATATGTCTGGCTCCGGATGGTGATAACGCTGTCCAGAGTGGGCGTGACAGTGACATCCTTCTGCAGGATGATCAGCTTGACGTCCGTGCTGGGGATGTTGGCCTGGGCCCGCTCATACGCCTTGTACTCCTCGACCATGCCTTTCGCTGCCGACGAGTTTTCAGCGCCCTCTGTCCAGCCGCCCTTGCCGTCAGGGACGAGGCCGGTATTGGAGATGGTCGCATCCAGAAGAAGTGGAGCAAAAACAGAGCCAAACACTTCCTTGAGGTCACCGTCCAGCAAGCCCATGTCAGCCCCCCAGTGCCAAAACGCCAGGATGATTGCGCTGAAGAAGATCGCGGAACCTCTGGCCATATGTGGTGAGAGCGTATGTCGTTGATGTGCTGCTTGAACCGGATTCACGCTCAAGCTCCAGAGAGCCGAGTTTCAGGCGCCGGAACCCCTGCAGCTGTGCGTCTCGCGTGGCCCCAAGGCCATCAAGTGTCAGCTCATGGGCGGCGTGGAGGTGCTCTGCTTCCTGACGGTAGGCCTCTATCCAGCTGTCATCCACGACAAGGCGCGCCCGGTCCAAAGCAGACGTGATGATCGCGTCATCGACATCCACAAAGACCGGAAAGCGCGCCTTGAACGTGGCGGCTGTGGCGGCGGTGTAAGCCATGGCCTATTTTCCAGTGCCGGAGCTTTTCGAGGTAGACGATTTTGCATCGTCCTTGGTGTCAGAGGACGATTTGTCGTCTTTGGCAGGCTTGGACTGCTTGGAGTCCTCGTCTGGTGCCTCGACAATCTCGACACCAGACGCCTTGTGATACTCAATTTGCGCTTTCGTAAGGCCGCCCTCAACATCAACAATTTCGGTCTTTCCGCGCTTCACCTCGTAAGTGCCGCCAAATACCTTGAAGACCTTGCCGCATGACGCGCCATTGGTAATTTCGTACTTCATGATTTCTGTCTCCGGATAGGGAGCGGGGGCTAGTAGCCCCCGCTCATGGTTTCATCAGGTGTTGCCAACGGCCTTGCGCAGCACGTCCGGACGGGCGCACATATACAGCGGATAGCTGTACTGCTCGCCACGGGTCCATGCCTGGCGATCACGGTCAAGCACGTTGATCGCGTAAGTGTTGCGACCCAGCGTGTTGATGTATGGTCCGAACTCTGCCGGGGCCATCGCTTTCTTGAAGACGCCTCGCGCATTGACCGGGAAGAACTTCGCCTCGTTGGGCGCAATTGCGACCGTCGAGTTGTCGTCCGTGCCGCGATAGTTGTGCCACACGATTCCGCCAAAGCGGAACATTCCGAAGGCGCTGTTCTCGCGCAGCTCTGCAGCTGCCGCCCAGTTCAGATAGGTCTTCTCGACATTCGGATGCTTAATCAAGTTGTCGTAGAAGGTATCTCCGGCAAGAGCGTGGACTTCCGTTTGCGGGGTGAAGGCGCCCTTGGAAGACCGCGCCATGCTGCGTGTAAGCGCGTGGCATTTGCCGCGAACATCAGTGGCATCTGTCGTCAAGGCGAAGTCAATGGCTGAAGGCTCAGAGATTCCGAACTCGGTAAAGTAGTTATACAGAACCGAAGTGCCATCAGCGTCCAGCAGCTTGCCTTGCAGGGCGCCGAGGCGGTGAAACTCATGGGTCAGTTCCATGTCGTCAATGACGCGAGCCATGCGGCGCATGTACTCTGCCTGCACCTGCATCAGCTCTGTTTCAGAGCCAAAGGCACGGATGCCCTGCAGTTCTTCCGCATAGAGCGTGAAGCCCTTCGCAAGACGCGTGGTCTGGAACGGCCGCGCAGAGCGGTTATCCTTGACCAGCTCTTCCGGCGGAGCCCCTGTTGGAGATGACGGGATCAGCGCGAGCTGTCCATTGCGCTCATCAATGAAGACTGTGCGGGTACGCACCGGCATGTCCTCAAAGATGCCAAGCTCACCCAGAAGCTGGGGCTTGTAGTCGATTTTTTCCACTGCGCCTGTCAACGAAACCATGTTGAAGGCGGAGCTGTTGAAGATATCCATGGATGCCATGGTAAAAGATCCTTCTATGGGAAGGGCGCGCTTCTCAGCGGGCCAATTTGTGGAGCCAGGCTATGCTAGCGAACGATGATTCCCAGAGACGCAAGCGCAGTGTTCGCCGCAGCCTTGGCTGCGTCATCTGCGCCCGTCGCATAGGTGAGGTGTGCGCCAGTGACTTCGGCGTCACGGATGAACAGAGTGACCTCATGATCAACGGCGGAGCCTGTTTCATTGACAAGCGTCTCGTAAAGTAGCGCCTGGTTCTGCAGATCGCCGGAAGCGAAGCTGAAGTCAGGGTTCACGTACTTTTCTTCGGACGTGTCATAGCCAAGGATGGCGCCCGCAGGAATCGTGCTGTTGGCTGGTACTGTAACCGTGCCTTTTGCGCGGGAGCGGTAGCCATTGGCTTCCGAGACAATGAACTGCGCGTTACGTGCGCCTTCGGTAAGAGCGGCCATGGATTAGGCTCCTTTCTTCATGGGAACGCCAGCGCTATCAAAGACTTTGCCGCCCCAGCCGTCCGGGCTGGATGGGGTAGAGCTTTCGATAGCGTCAGACAGAGGATTGGACTGCTTGGTGTCCGGCGTCAGGTGGTCGAACAGAGCGGAGATATATTCCTCGGACTTGTCCGCGACCTTCTCGTCACCGAGTTTTGCGGCCACCGCCTGCTTCTTGATTTCGGCGTTTTTCACACCATCCGTCTTCAGCTGCGGGGCAATGGTTTTCGCCTTGGCGACGATCTCGGCGCGGTCAGATGCCATCTGGTCGAGCTTGGCGTCGTCAAACTGCTTGGACTTCAGGTCTTCGATTTCAGCATCTTTCTTGCCGAGCTCGGTGTCCTTTGCCTTTGCGTCGGCTAGCGCCTTGTCGAGTTCGGCCTGCTTGGCAGCGAGGGCCTTGTCGGCATCGGCAAGCCATTTCTGGATTACAGGGGCCTGCGCTTCCGGCACATTGACCGGAAGGCCGTCCCTTACGATTTGAGTGGTCTTGTCGGTCATGACCGATTCCTTTCCTTTGTGGTCTTCCACTACGGGGCTGGCGCCCCAGTTATGCGGATCGCCATCGCCGATCCTGCATTCCGAGCCAGCACGGCCGCGACTGACTATGGCAATATGATCAGCCACAATCGCGGTCTGCCGCGCTTGATAAGGGGTACCGTCTGGGGCTACGCCGTCTTCCCAGACGATGTTCGTTGAGTAGCCGACAGAAAGCTCACGCTTGCCGTCTTTCACGGCTTTCACGGCGTCGGCATCTGTAATCTTCAGGCCGATCTTAAGATACTCGCCATCACGGAGAACTTCGTCGCCAGTCGTGCCTTTAGCGAGCCTCGACCAATTCTCCGCATTGACCCCAGAGGCAGGATGGTCGAGCGTGATCGGGATTTTCGAAAAACTCTCCAGCGAGGTCTTGGAGAAGACTTCCGCCTCGTCACGGTAGACGTTCACGCGGTCGAGTTCCGGCCTGCCCATCTCGCTGCCAAGATAAGTCTGCACGCCTGTACGGGCGGTGCGCGCGTTGGCTTCGAGATAGCCGCGATCGTTCACTCGGGCGTCGCCGAGCGTTACACTGTCTGTGATTTTCATTATATTCTCCGTTCAGCGCCGGGAGCGCGCCCGCTTGCCGCCCAGCGGAACCGAAATGATGTCTTCATCCGACCAGCCACGCCGCGATCTATCGGCTATCACGTCCGCAGGTAGACCGCATTTTTCAGCGATATCGCTTACATGATAAGTGCGGCCCGCCAAATTCACGGTTCTCGCATTTCTGGTGTTTCTGGCCTGCTCGCTTCTTGTCGCCCATCTGACATTGCCGGGCTCATAATCACCATCAACGTCGACTCTATCAATGCTGTGATCCTCGGTGCGCCGCGTCCCCGAGATCGGGGCTGCGTCTGTGAACTTGGTTGTCATGTCATCTCCAGTGCTGGTCGATCCAGCGCTCGTCGAGCTCGTGCGGCTTGGAATCGCCGTGAAAATACACCACCCGCGCGTCCCCCAGGCCGTTTTGCTTTACGTGACCCTTGTAGGAGACCACCTGCCCCGGAAAGAGCTGGTCAATCACGGCATGGTCAAAGCGCCGGACCCAGACCATGTCATTCTGGCCACGCCAGTTTGTGCCGATATGTCCGTGGCCCTCCGGCACCAGCGCCACACCGTTGCAGCACTGCGATGGATTGTATGGGTCAAGCGGAAGGGCGAATTTCTCTGCGCTCAGGCAGTAGTTTGCCAGATGGTCGACATTCCCCGTGACGATTGTGTCGAGGCCTACCAGGATCATGGGGCGGCCCAGCGTATAGGGTTCGATACAATGCCCATAGTCAGGCTGGTCGGATGACAGGCGCAGCTGGCTGATGCTCTCGCTGAATGTCCGAAGCCTGTCCGTGAAGCAGATGAAATCAAACGGGGCAGTCAGGTTTCTGGAAAACCCGCGATAGAGGCGCTCCACCCATGTTTCGTTATAGGCCTGAGAGAAGCTGCGGCTGTGTTTGTTGCTGTCCCATAGAAGGGTGCAGACCGCCAGCCTAGCCAAAGCCACGCTCTGCCATGTACTGGCGACTGTCATCAAGTCCGGACCGGGCGAACCGAATGCGTTCCCGGCCCTCGTTTCTGATTGGGATGATGCGGCCGTTTCCGATCCAGACGTGATGGGCCGGAACATTTCCCGTCACCACGGAATTCGCGCCGATCATGGCGCCCTCTCCGATATGAACGCCGGGAAGGATGACCGCGCCCGCCCCGATGCTGGCGCCATCCTCAATGATGACCGCCATGTCGTCGCCGCGATACCGGTCTATGTCAAATCCCGTCTTGTGAGCCCTTGGCCAGCGGTCATTACACAGCGTCACCTGTGGTCCGATGAAGACGTCATCGCCAACCCGAAACCCCGGTCCCATGGCCACATTGTGGCAGATGATTGTGCGGTCACCGATGGTCGAGCCATCCAGGCACGCACCAGTGGCGAGGTTGCAATCCTCCCCAACCACAGCGCCGCGAATGACGGAGGCGAACTGCCAGACCTTCGAGCGCGCACCAATCATTGCCCCTTCCACATGGGCCTTCGGGTGGATGAAGGCGTCTGGATGGATCATACCTCAACCTTTCCTTACCATCACCGGACCGCCTAAGATGGCAGCGACGGATAGCTGATGCGTGGGGACTGGACTGCCCCGTTTTCCGCTCTTGTCGTCGCGGGTGGGGGCTCTCAGGGGCACATAACCCTCATCAAGCCGGGCTGTTACCCATTCAGCGATTTCATTTGGAGTGGGCCTTGGCCGTTCATTTTCGATCTCCAGCATGAGGGGCTGTCTCCGGGGTTGGAAAGCACTTCAACGCTGAGTCTGGCGTGGCGTTGATGACGGTGCACTTGCCCGCCAGTCTCGCGGCCATGCGTTCAAGCGACGGGATGAACTCGCTCTCGTAAAGGTGGGTATGGGTGGGGATCTGATGATCCTCGTGATAGTTGCCGGTCGGGCGCATGTCGAAGCCATGCAGGAAGATGGTGGCAGCGCCGAGCAGATAGGCGAGGTTCAGCGCCATTGCCCCGCCGGATGTGCCAGCCAGCCTGTCATGGCTTTCGCTGAGGTCCCCGAACTTGTCATGACCGATCTCGATGACCGGCCATGGCGCATCGAATTCAGGGCCGTGGAATTGCCGGGCGACCCGGTACTCGCTGCGATTCTGGTCGAGCCTGCTGCGGTTCCATGTCCACCAGCGGCGATCCATGACGAACAGGATGTCAGCATCCGGGAAGAAATCGAGGCCCGCATTATTCACGGCGATGACGGCGTCAAGGCCAAGGTCTGCGGGCTCTAATGTATTCAGGCTGGGGCCGCCGCCAAGAATGTGGACCACCTCACCCTGGAAGAGGTCAGGCGGCAGGTGCATCACTTTCCCTCCAGCGCCGCGTGATAGGTCCGGTGCGCCTTGCGCGCCATGCGTCGATACTTGGCGATTTTGGACATGGCGCCCTCTTTGCCGGCTTCGGCGTTGGCCATGACCGTTTCCCACTTGTGGGTTCTGCGAGCACGGCCCTCTTCATTGTAGATGGCCTCTGCCATGCGATCGATAATCTGATCCATGGAGACCGGTGCAGCTTGTTCCTGCGCGATAAGGGAAGCGAGAGCGTCGACCTTCTCGTCAGATTTGAGTGCCTTGGCGAGCAGGTCTTTTGTGTCCAGTAGTTCCATGTATCACCCAATCTGTTTCAGGGCCGCTGGTGAAATCGTGATGCGCAGGCCGCCGGTTTCATCAATCTCGACAGCACCAAGCGGCTCCGGAGTCCGGGCTTCTGCGCCATCCGTCTGGGGAATATGCCGGATAATATGCGTGGCCATCGCCCTCAAATCGATATGGCCCTCGTACTCAATGGCGTGGCCCGCCTCATCCAGCGGGGCCATGTATCCACTGCTCTCTGTCATCTGGGCGCTCAGGCCTTTTGACAAAAGCGTGGCAAGGTCCTCAAGGGTCATAGCTCGAACACGATCCTTCGCTCATCATATGTGAGCTGCAGATTCCACACGCGACACATCCAGTCGATTTTCGCAAATGAGTATTTGAGCAGTTCCGGCCTCACCAGCTTTCTGTCTTCTGCCGAAACCGACTTCCAATCATCAGTCATAAAGCAGCTCCACAACGATCTTCGTTTCAGTCCCGAACAAAGGATCTGGATCGGTCTTCGTGATATCAATCACCCGGAAGCGGGTTCCAGGCGGAAGCAAGACCTCGCTCTCGCCCGCAAACTCTGAGATCGGGTTTAGGCTCCGCCCGTATCTGATTCCGCGATACTCGATGATTGCAGTATTGGCATTCCAGCCAGCCTGTTCCAAGCCAAAGAAATCTGAAATCGACCGTGACATGGATGTTGCCTCGAACGCATCCAGTTCAATAATGCTGCCCTTCTTCCATGATCGGCCAACATAGTTTGCGCTTTCGAGGCCACGATAGGTGGCCGCGACTGGTTGTCCAGATGCGTTCCATTTTGCGAGGGCGCTTTGCAGTTGCTCCTTGAATTCAAGAACTGCCGGGGACGGACGTCCGCTACGAATCCCGCGCTGCAGAATATCATTACCCGTCTTGGTCCAGAAGTTCAGGGCAACAGCGTCTTCAAAATCAATCTCGTCTTTGACTTTCGCCCACTTCTTCAGGACGCGGTTGACTGCGGCGGCAGACCTGCTCTCAATCATTGCCAGGCTGGATTCTGGCATTCCCTCAAAAAGAACTCCGCGAACCATGCCGACCGAGCTGCGAACCCTGCTTTCGCTGACGCCGAACTTGGGGGCCATTTCTGCAATGCGCGCGCTCAGCTTGTCTCCAAACTTCTTGGGAAGCGTTGGAGCAACCCGTAGCACCGGAGGAATATCAAGCCGGTTGAGTACAGCAATCTGCAGGAATTTCGGCCTATGGAATGACAAGGCCGTCTTGGTCAGCTTGCCTGTTGATATTATCTCGGCAGCGATCCCAACCTTTCGCTCCGGCGACAACTTGTTCTCCACAAAGGTGCTGGAAAGTCGCTCATCCAGATCCTTTGGCGAAAGTCCCACATATGGGTTTTCTGCAACGGCCTCGACTTCCTGCACGTCAATGATTGGCATCGCCACGCACGCGCAGAAAATTTTCATCCCGGGTTGATCCCCCGCAGGCTTGCCCAGCTCGTACACCTTGTCGTTCCGGGCCTTGTGCTCCTTGCGGTAATTGACCTTTCCGGAGTGTCGCCACTTGTACTTCTTGAGGCCTGCCTCGCCCATGCGAAGGCGGGTGAGTTCACCATTCAGCTTCTGGGCCTGATCAACAGCGATCCGGTTGGCGCGGCGGCGCTGGATGCCCAGGCGCTCAGCAATCTGTTTGCCCATTTCCTTGCGGGGCGTCTGCTCCGTGAGCCCGCGCCAGATGGCCTGCTCTATATCCTTGCGGGCCGTGGCATCGATATCCTTGATCAGCCCGCTGATCTGCTTCTGGAAGATATTGACCTTTGGAAGGCTCTCAGTGCGGTTGATGAACGGGAACACGTCGACGCCCGCTCCGGCCCTGATGGAGTCGGCCCAGCGCTTTTCATGCCATTTCGTAGCGGTCTTCAGCCAATCCTCGACCTCGGCGCTGACCTGTATCGTGCGGCCCTCAACCAGTGCCTCTGAAATTTTGATGATCTGCTCTATGTCATCGGACTCATCGTCCTGCGTCAGCGATGATAGGGCTCTGCCATATGCGGGCAGGATGCGCTCTCTGACCTCTTGCTCCCAAGCCTGCACGGGCCTGACGCAGAGCCCATAGAGCGAGCGCTTGAGCGCGCCGGTGATCTCGATGGGCCGCAGCGTCACATTGCGGCGAAGACCAGCCTGACGGGCAAGCTGGCGGAGATCATAGGTCACCCTTTTCCCTTCTCCCAGTCTTCAACGACCTCTTCGAACACCTCAGGGCCGAGTTCGATCTTGCCTGAAAATGGCTTGATCTGGCTGAGATCGACGTCATCGGCGCCCTCATAGGTAATCGTGATGTGTGGCTGGTAATCGTCCCAATCCCAGCTCGCGCCGGTACTTCTCCGGATATCCTCGTGCCGCCAGACGAGGTCATTGCTGGCAAAGTGAAGGACAACCGCACCTTTCGGGCCCAGAGGCTCCACAATACGGGGTCCGCCCGGCTTGATGGTCAGGTTCCCGTCTTCATCGCTCGCCCAAGTTGTGCCCGCCTTAATCCAGTCGACAGGTTTGCGGCTGAAGGCGATGGTGACATGCATGTCACTGGCCTTAAGGGTGGACTTGAACCCATTGCGCTTAGCCCACGCCACAAGTGCTTTTGCGTTGAGAACCTTTCGATAAACATACAGCGTGTGCGGCGCAGCGTCCTGGACGGGCTCGCCGGTTTCCGGGTCAATCTCCGGCTCCGGGTTCTGCTCAGGATCGTTCGGGTCGCCCGCTGAAGGGTCAAACCCCTCTGTGGTAGAGCCGAACTCTTCAATTGCGTTCTCGATGCCCGGATACTGCCCGGACTCGATCATGGCGTTTTCAAGCGCCTTGGCGAGCACGCCGTCATTGATCAATCCAGTCGCCGCGATCTTGCCAAACGTGTTCGCGCGCTTCTCTTCGATCTCCGCCAGTTCCTTGGCGTCCTTCTGGAACAATGGGGCCCACGCATAGTGGATGGACTTGTCACGTTCGCCCGTAGCAGACCGGATCAGCACTTCATCCAGCGGGGCAAGCGTTGGTGTAAGGGTCAGCTCCTGGTCAGCTCCCAGGCGGTCATAGTAGTTCTTGAGGTCGCTCTCGCCTGTGGCGTTCATGCCGGCAGGAGACTGACTGAGGAACCGGGTCGCAGGAACGTCAGCCGCTCCGCAGACGATCACCATGTATTGCTGCAGCACTTCCGGAAGCTGGGCAAAGCTCAGCTGCTTCTGGTCATATTCGTCCTTGCCGTCGAGAATAAGGGCGTTCGTGATCGACTTGATCGTCATGGCGTCCGTAAAACGGTCAGCCAGGCGCAGGGATGTTTCCTTTGAGGCGAGCCATCTTTCGGCAAGTTCCGGAATCCGCACCACGTCAACCTTCGCCTCTTCGAGCAGCTGGGCGATGACACTGGATGACCGGGCCGCGTTTGCGACAGCGTCCCTGATACTCTGCAGCACACTGTCACCCCATGGTGTCTGGCGGCGCGTGCGAGAGCTGACAGGGTTGCCACGAAACACGACCACACGTGACGGGTGGATGTTAAGCTGAAACGCTGACTCCGTGTTCAGCGTCCAGTAGACGGGTTGGCCGTACCATTCGTCTTCCGGATTTAGCCGCATTTCAGAGGGCGTCAGCTCATAGCGGGTGCAGGCGTGCACATAGGAAAGATCGCCCTTTGAGATTGCGTCGAGATTGAGAGGCTCTGATGGATTGTCGCCCTTCAGGCCAATGACGAGCGCTCCGCCGCCATACTGCCGCCCGAAGATCAAGGCTTCCTTGACCTTGCCCTTCAGGTTCAGCCGCTTCTCTTCCTCTTCAATTGCCTCGATCTGGTCATTGCTGGCCTGCCAGTTTCGCCATGCCCGGATACTGTCAAATGCCGGGATATCGACCGCTTTGGCAGCCATCCAGTTGCCGCGATACATGGCGTCAATTTCGGCCTCGTCCATCTCGGTGAAGACGAAGGTGTTTGTGGCGGACTTGTCTCTCGCCGTGCCCAGTCCACTGATGACGTTTTGCTGGCTGTCATATGTCCGGGTCACATCACTCATCAGAAATTATCCCAGTCATAGCCGGTCTTGGCGATGTTGATATTGTCAGCGGCGATGACCGCATCAGCGAGGTTGTGCGACTTGACGCCGAGGTCTTTCTTCAGCTTCAGCTTTGGTACCACGCGCTTCTTGCCCTCGCTCTCAACCCACCAGGGTACACAGAGCTCCGTGAACAGCGCGTCCAGTTTGCGCTCGCCCATTTCGGAAGAGAAAGACAGCACATCCTCTGGCTTGATGGACTGGCCACGTGTGACCGCGTTGAACGTCAGCATGGCGCGCCGGGCCGTGTTCGCCCAAGCCTGCGCTTTCAGGTTCAGGTACTCGTCTTTGTTGAGCGGGCTGTTGTCGTTCAAGGCGTCGCTGGGCTGATCCGGGTCCATGACGCCGCCGCCAGCATGAAAGGCGTAGTGCTCGACACTCGCGCCCTCTGCCTGGTTAAGCTCATCGACATACCCGCCGATAAACGAACCGATGCCGACTGTGTCGTAGGAGACCGTCGCATTGATCAGCCTCGCCTTTGCCCAGACCTTTCGGGTGTTCTGAACCAGCTCGTCCTTGTCTGTCTGCCAGTCGTCAGAGTCCGTGAAGACGCCGTCAACCTTGCTGGCCGTAGCCGCCTTGTCTTCCCCGCCATCTGCAGGGTCAAAGCCGACCACGTTCCGGCCTGTCAGCTCCAGATTGAGCACCTTGTGAGCATCAACGCAGGCGTCCAGCCAGCGGCGCTTGAATATCGAGAGCTCACTGTCTCCGAGCGGAACGCCGCCATAGACGTGCTCGAACATCTCCGGGTCGCGCTCTTGCATCGCTGCGATGTCACGCAAGGCCTTCTTGGAAAGGAACGGGTTTTCCGTATAGTCGATCTTCCGGACCACCGTGTGAGGCGGCGGGTTCACCACGAAGTTCTTCCAGACGTAATCGGTGACGAGTTTCGGGTTGAACAGCAGGATGACCAGACTGCCTTCCTTACGGATCGTCGGCCCGATCACCATCCACTGGTCTTCAGTGAGCTTTTCCGCTTCCTCGATCCAGAGGATGTCCACATCGGACATGCCCTTGATCTCTTCGAGGTTCCGTTCGATGCCGTAGAACAGGAACTCAGATCCGGTTGCCCGGTGAATGATTGTGGTCTTCTGGACCTCGAACTCATCCTTCAAGCCAAGGTGCCCAATAGCCCATTTCAGCTCTGTGTAGACTGAGTCCTGAATGCGGTTCTGGAAGCGCCGGATGCAGAGCACCCTCATCTTCACACGAACATGGTTGACCAGGCGGACCAGCTGACAGGCCGTGTCCCGCGTTTTTGAGCTGGAACGACCGCCATGCAAAACAGCCGTATCAATACCGCCCAGAAAGACTTCCTCCCAGAAATCCCACAGGTTCGGGTTGGTAAGGTAGGTGCTGCCTTTTAGCTGTTCTCGCCCTCTGTCTGATCCTCCTGCCTCAGAACGTCTCGCCATGTGCGGTTCTCTGTATGGATGGGGCCGCCATCCTTACCGGAGTGCTCGTGTAGGCGGCGGTTAGTGTAGCTCTCGCCCATTTCCTTGGCGGCCTGCTCCAGAAGTGATGCAGCAAGGACCATGTTACCCATGCTTTCAGCCTTGTCGGCCATGCGCTGGATGGCCCGCAGTCTTACAGAGCGGTGGCTGATCCCGATCTCCGCAGTGTCCTCCAGAAAAGCCTTCCGTGTCTGTTGGAAAAGCTCCTTCCACTTCTTAGCTGTGGATTGTCCGGCCTTCTTTGTTGGATCATGGCTTTCGACAAGTTGGCGGCTGATATCCTTGCCGAACTCATCCTTGACCGCCTTGGCGACAGTCAGGGGGCTGTCAAAGCAGGCCAGCTGCTGGACGATAAAGGCCTTTTCGGAGTCGGTTAACTTCTGCTCTGCCATTGATTCAGTCTATACCTCGTCTAAGCCTCATGCGGCGCGAGGGAGGCAAACACCACATGCGCGCGCGATACTGGCCTCGCCGATCTCCGGCCCCTGCCTTGCGGCTTGTATGAACGCATCAGCATGAGCTGCCTCAGCACCGTATCGCCGAACGATTGAGGTAAACTCCTCTATGTCGTGGCCTCTCATGGCCCATATTGGAAGGCCGGTGGTCCTGCTGAATTTGGGCTGCCCATACTCGTCTGTTGCTTGAGCACAGTGCATAAGCTCGTGATCAACAAGAGCGCAAAACTCGATGTCACTGCAGGTCGCGGCATACCCCGCATCAAAGGTCAGGATGAAGTCGGGGATATTGCCGAACCATTGCTCGACTTGTTGTCGTGCACGGGCTTTAGCCCACTTGCCCATTGCCATCGGATCGCCAGGTTCGGCTTGGGCAAGAATGACGCGGCCATTCTTGGAATTAGGAACATTGGTCCAGAGGGCGCCGATAATTGCGTGCTCAAGATGGGCATGCTCCGGATTATGAAGCGAGGCGCCCTCATTGATTAAGGTCTGCCTCGCCCAGTCAATAATCTCGGGGGCTGGGGTGAATGTTCCGATATTCTCGATATCGAATAGCGTTTCTGGTGGTTTAGGTCTTTGGGTCATAGTGATCACCGCCCGGCGTCTCAGATGCTCAGGGCCTCTATCAAGGGAGGAAAGGTGAGGGCCGGCTTCAGGGCCGGGCGGTGAAGGGGGTTAGATCTCGGTGTCAAAGCACGACTGGTGGATGCAGTTCACAATGCGGGCCATGTTGCGCTCGGCTTCCGCTTTCATGTGGGGCTGCGGGGGATCGCCGTATTTCAGGTAGTGGCGCTCCAGGTCATGGATGGCGGCCTCCATCGAGGCTTGGTCAATGCGGAGGTGAACCAAGAGGGGGCGGTCACTAGCCATCAGTCGAGCATTCCCTCTACCAAGCAATGACTGCACATGGATATCCCCTGAAATAGATAGCCCCGGCGTACCCGTGTTTGAGACGGGAAGAGGCCGGGGCCGAATGCTCCGCGAGTGGCAGAGACCCGGCAGCACGCTGCGCGGGGGGTGGCTTCCTGCGGGCCGGGCTGGTTACCGGCTAGAGATGATTTTCTTGAGCAGTGGCCGCTCATTCCCCGTGATGCACCAACCAGACTTCAAATTCTGGATACGGACACACGACAGGGGCGATAGTCGTCACTCACCTACTCTCAAGCCGACGCCGCTTGCCCCGTTTTTCTGGTGGGGTGTCGCCACGTCATCTCGTCACAGGTTCTCGACTGCGTGTCTATCCACGCCGCCGCAGGAATCAGAAGCGCCCGCAGGGGTGACCTACGGGCGCAACTTTCGATTCTGAATTTCGAGGACACTTATGGGGCGAGTTATTTCGCGTGTCAAGCGATCCCATCAAGATGCTGTGGATTACTTGCGGCTTCCTGGGCGCATCTTGTGCCGGATAGGGTACAGCCTACGAAGGCGGTTGAAGTCTCGGATCACATATTCTGGCGATGAAATCTGGAAGCAAACAGAGGTGTTTTCCTTTGCGCTATAGCTGTAAACTGTCCCCTTGGATTTAAACCCTTCCATCACAGCCTCCACTTGATGTGAGATCTGAAGGCGTGGAAATATGCGGGCTCCAAGCAATCATATCGCCAGTACTGCTTGTTCCGGCTCCATGTGCGACAGACGGCAAGACCATCCACAATGGCGCGGACATGCCAAAGGCGATTATGTGGGTTTCCGTCCCCATAGTACACGTCAAAGCTGCGGCCTGGTTGGCATTCGTCAGGTAGCGACATCACAGCCTCCACATCCTGATCAGTGCATCCAAGCCAATCCTCAGCTTGGTCACCTGATGCGTCTTTGGGGGCTGGTTATCGATGCACACGGCCTCCATGATGCGCTTAACATCAGCGCCGCAGTCATGAACGCACAGCCACGCCTTGCGCCACCGGAAGGCGGCCAGACCATCATCGGCGCCATCTCCAATCGTTTGGCCATTGTCGATCCACTCGGAAAGACTTGGAGTAACCGGGTCCGGGCTGATGCCTATCGAACGCTGAAGGGCGAGCTTGGCCATGGCGTAGCGCCTGCCTGCCTCGGCCTGCTTTGATGTGATCAGGCGGCGTGACGGGGCCGCAAGAACATCAAGGATGCACTCAAGCTCCCCCTGCGCATCATGAGAGCCGAGCAGTATTTCGCGGCGTTTCCGGATTTCCGGCGTAGGCCTGGTATCCTGAAGCGGCGTACGTGCACGCTTGGCAACGCGGCCGCTTGGCTCTCTGGCCACAGCCTGCCTGCGTTTTCGTCCGGCACGGCTTTTCAGTCGCTTTGCCATTACTTCACCCTCGCAACCGGCAGGCCATTGATCATGTCTGAACGAACCATCACGAGGGCCTGCCCGCCCTTGTTGCTGAAACCGGCGTCTTCAATCCGGGTCGTGACCTCGTAATTTCGCGCATTCCAGAAGGCCCGTATCTTGAAGGCAAGACGCTCCTCACGCTGGATCATGGCCTTGCGGCTTCTCACATCCACAGGGGCTGGCTTCTTCATGACATGGCCTTCTTCATGCTGACGGGTGCACGCTTCAAGGTCGATTCAGAGAGGGGGGATATGCTTTTGGCCAGATGACCGGCGCAATATGACGCCCCCTCCGCTTGCCTCAGGCCACAGAACAGGTGCGTGCCATCGGTGCGCTCATCCACCGGCCATCGGCATTGGTTCCGGGTCAGCTCCGTGATCTCTACCAGCAGCATGTCGGCAGCGATTGGCTCGGGAGCCGGCTTTTGTGGTTTTGGGGCCGGTGGCAAGGACTGGGCCGCTTTCGGGCGCTGGCGGTTGGTTTGTCGCGGCTTGCGGGGCGGTTTCACCCGAACGGGGCGTGTGGGCGTCTTCGCGCGGCCAGACAGGCCGAGACGATGAACCCTCCCCAGGACGGAGTTCCGGCTACGGTTGGTCCCGAACTCCCGATTGATTGATGCCATCACATCCAGCGCACGCTTTCCTGCGATCCACTCGTTTTTGAGAAGCCGGTCCTCGGCTGGCGTCCAGGCGCTCATGATGCCCCTCCATCGGTACCAAGATCTAGGGTAATTCGATCAGGGGCGTTCACGGTGTACTGAACATTTCTGTACGGGAATTTTTCTCTAAAGTCTGGGTGTCGCACTCTAACATAGAGTGCATAGGTCTTGAGCTTGGTTTCTCTGCGCAGCTTCAGCTTGGCGCTTCTGTCTGTCTCGATGCGAAGCTTACCTACGTGCTCTCCCTCACCAAAGAATACGCGAACGGCAGACCCCTCTGTCAGTATTTCTGCTTTCTCAAGGACGTCTGGATAAATCCTGATGACAATGATGGGTTTGTGCTGGGATTTAGAATTCTTTTCACAGCTGACCCACACGCCATATCGCTCATGATGTTGGCTAGTTGCGGGCTCGTACTCTCTCCAGCTCATTTCCCGACCACCTCCAAAGCTTTGACGTCATCCGCCATCTTGCGGAATATGGTCTTGGATTGCTGGATAGAGTCCTCGTTGCGCTCTAGGCGCTGAAAACGGGTGCTATCCCATAGATCGACTGGGCCGTCGCTTAGACCCTTGCAGTCCCAATGCTTCTTGAGCGCCTCGTTGGGAACACCAACGCCGAGCAAATCCCTGTTCGCTGTGTACCCAAGCGGGAAGCCGAACCCAGCCGGGTAGAAAGCCTTGACGGTGTAAACCGCCCCCTTCTTCACATTGCATGGGCAGCCAGTGTCCGGACTGTCATCAATGCAGATAACAAGTTCCCCAAGCTTAAACATCAGCAGTCTCCTTTGCTGGCTGTGTGTTGAGGTCATAGGCCTGAACCCATGGGCATGCCTTCAGAGCGGCCGCCTCTTTCGCCTCGAAAGCGTCCCGCATTTCCTGAGTTGTCGCCTTGGGGCGCGTGCCGTAAGCCTCATGCGAATGCTTCTGTGCCCCGTAGATCAGGGTTGAGTGATCACGGCGAACGAGACGGGCGGCTGACGGCCAGCTCATGCCCCGGACAACGCACAGATAGTGATAGGCGACAGCGCGCTTGTCTGTGAGGCGCTTCAGCTTTGACGTTGAACGCAGGTCTTCCAGAGAGATGTCTGCTACACGGCAGGCCTCTGCGAGTTTGGGTGAAAGCGTCATGAGCGGGCCTCCTGTATCCGTGCGCTGACGCGGCTTATGATCTGAGGTCGGATGCCGGAGAGCGAGGCAATCTCGTCCTCCAGTTCCTTCCAGTGGGGAAACCAGCTACTCTTGCTGGGCCACTCGGCCAGAACGTGCCGCACAATATCGCCGGGAAATTTGGACAGATCGTCAGCATAAACCTTCAGCTTCAACTCGCTGGACATATCGTCCTGCTTTGCGTGCCCGGTCTTCACTGCACAGATCGTTAGCCACTCGATAATCTTGCTCTTTGGTGCGGGTGCAGACAGTCCCTTGAGCACGCCATTTACGCGGTCAACATCAACCTGATCAGCCAGCTTCACGGTCAGGTCCATGATGGGCTCCCACCCGCCCTTCTTCGGAAACCTGCTCCCCGTAACCTCGTGTTTCACGGATACTCCGCAGGCCTGCAGCGACGAGACCGCCGCCGCGAGATTGTCCTGCGGGCTGCGGGCGAGAAGCCGATCTGGCTGCACGCTCAGTGCGCCATTTGATCGTGTTTCGGACCCAGGTTCGCCACGCTGCTGACCAGTCTCGCTTGGTAGAACCCTTGCCAGTGGCCGAAACCCAGTGGTCCCGGAATTGTTCGTGCTCATGGTTGATTTCCTCACGGCTGAGGCCCTGCTCTGCGGCAAAGGCGTAGTCTTTCGTGGTGGGTGACCAGTTTTCAGGGATGCGCGCTCCGCGTGCTGACCCTCTCGGGACGGATTTCCGTTTCGGTTGGTCTGGCTCCGGGGGTGGTTGCGCGCTCTGCGCGCCAACAATATTGGTGTTAAGAACGGTGTTAGAGAACGGTGTTCCTAATGGATTTGCCGTGTGAGCAAACGTGATTTGCTCTGGTGGCAATTCTGATTTGCTGTCTTGGCAATTCACATGTTTTGCCGTGTCAGCAAAACACTCATTCTCATCAGGCATCGGAAGGCTCTCATCAAGCTCCCTATCCATCAAAACCTGATAGACATTCGCCTTCATTTTTCCGATGCGTTTTTTGTTGACCCATCCCCACTTGCAGAGGTCGGAAAGCGAGCTTGATACGCGCGCGTTATTTGTACGCGCCCTTTCGGCAATCTTGTCCTGTCCGACCCGGCACCACCCGTCCTTGTCGGCAAAGCTGCACAGGGACGTAAGAACACGAATGTGCATCGCCTCAAGGCGAGGGTCATCCAAAGCAGCGGTTGGGACGGCTGCGAACCTGCTCATACCCTCACCTCGCGTCCCTGATGCCCGCCCAGCCCCGCCGCGTTCAGCCGCTTTGTCAGCTCAAACTGCAGGTCAAAGTGGCGGTTACACACATGGCGGAAATCGTCCGTGTTGTTCCACGTCCATGATCTTACGACCTTGGTGGCCGGGGTGGTGATGTCGTGGAAAGCGCAGTCTTCACAGGTCATCGAATTTCCCCGCTTCAAAGCCCCAGGTATCCCAACCCTCCCGAGACTGCCTGCTGAACAGTTCAAGCCGACGGGCATTGGGCACCAGCGCCTCAGCCGCAGCGAAAGCCTCGTCGGGCTTGCGTGAATGCTCTCGCGCCTCTGCCATAATTACGGAGCGGACATTCTTCGCGGTTTGAGGATTACCATTCGTGGCGATCAGGAAGGGCTCATTGGCGCTGCGCAAGCGATAGCCGGTTCCGAAGGCGAGCTTGCCCTTGGCCGTGGTCTTGACCCATGTGCCGGCCGTGACGAACCGAAAGCCCCAGGCAGCGATGACTTCGAACGCCTGCGGTAGCATTGGATTCGTGGCCCACAGCCATAATAGGGAATCACCGGCGGCGAGTTCACCCACCGGAAGTGCCTTGATCTGGTCGAGAGGCATGCAGTCGTATTGCGCCTGCGCAGCCTTACCATGGCCCTTGTCTGAATATGTCTCAAACGTCCATGGCGGATCCGCAACGATCAGATCATACGAAAACGGACGAAGCCCGCTGAAAACAGACGCCGGGTTGGAATCCTTGACCGCAATATAAGCACCGTCATCGAGCGACTGAGGGACGCCCTCAGGTGCCGGGGGCACGGATTTGACCTCTTGGGCCGTGCTTGCACTCACGGCTTTCGAGGCAGGATTCCCATTGACCAGTCTGTTGCCCGGCTCAGTGGTTGGGAGGATTGCCCCCGGATTATGTTTGGTGGTGGCGGTCATGACGGCAGATCCATCAGCGCCTTACGAACATGTGCTGCGTCCACATCCAGCTTGCTGGAGAGGTAGTCGCTGAGGGCGAGGATGTTCTCGGAACGGCTCAGTTTCGGCAGCTGGTCAGGGGTTCTCAGGACAGTGATTTCACGTGCCCTGCCCCCCGCTCGCCGTATGTATCCTCGCTCTTCAAGGGAGATGAGCACCCGGTGAACGCCGCTATTTGAGTTCACGCCCGTGGACCCACGCATTTCCATAAAGCTGGGGGACACGCCCCCATGTCTGGCCTGATAGTCGATGATGAATTGGAGAACCTGCTTCTGCTTGGAGGTCATCTCGCCACCTCGCCTGCAACCGTCCGGCCCAGCATGAAGCAGGCCCACACCATCAACGCGATCAGGCCCCAGCTCAGGGCCGCGCCGGGAATGATCGTCAGGGGTTCCCAGCGCTTTGCAGCAGCCGGATTAACCATGCTGCGCCAGATGCGCGTGCTCCGGAGACGGATCAGGGCTCTGAGCCACCAGACCTGCAGGGACAGGCTCCCCGCCTGCCAGCTGCGCTTTAAGGCGCGCAACCTCGTTCGTGTGCTCACTGATTTTCCTCCGCAGGCGCTCTTCATGTTCCTCGACCTCCGGCGAAAACAGCGCCAGAAGTCCGTCGCGGCCCATATCCGCGATGATTTTCAGCAGGGCCGCCCCACGCGGCTCCCTGCCCTCGGTTACCCACCCATTGGCCGTTCGAAGGTCGACCCCGGTCAGGGATGCCAGTTTCTTCGCGGCGTTCGGCCCATATCGCTGGCGCAGGAGCTTCCGAACCCGCTCGCCCAGTGACAATTTTTGGTAATCTTCTGCATTGTGTTGCATGGCTCATTCGCTCCATATCCGTTTCGGAAAGGAGGCTTTGCGCAATAGATGCAACACAACAGACCGGAAGAACTGAGAAACGAGGTTGACCACTTGCTGGCGGCGGCCTCGTTTCTCATCGTCAGCGCACGGCGCAAGATCGACCTTGCCGAGCAGATGGAAAGATTGAGCAGGGCGGACAGGCTGGGTGGGGGACGCAATGCCCGCCCTGCTCCGGCGCGCAGCATAAGGGGGGACGGATGCTGAGGCCGTTTTCGACGTTGCGCACGAAGCGCACGAACAATGGATGCGGTCGGCCGGAGTCATTGGGCTGGCTCCGGTCTGACGCGCGCGCTTTGTGCCGCTCGCGCCTCCTTCGACCGGAGGGCCTTCTCCTTCGCGCGGTTGGCGGCGATTTGGGCAAGCCCGGCGAAATCAAGATCGATCCCGCGTGCCGATGCGGCCTCCACGAGAGCGCCCCAGTGCTTGGGCGGAATACTGCAGCGAAGAAGCCAGCTGGAAACCGTCGGGTATTTCTCGCCCGTGATTTCAGCGATCTCGCTGTTCCCACCAAATGCCTGGAAGATGTCTTTCACAAAACGCATAATACCGCTATGCGTTATGCATTCTGCAAAGTCAATGCCTAATGCATAATACAACGCGCTACTGATTAGGTATGACTGATTCCGCAATAGCAGCACGATTGAGAGAAGCCCGCATCAATGCGGGGTACGAAACCGTAATGGAGGCATGCGAAGCATTTGGGTTCAAATATGCCACATATGCAGGCCACGAGAATGGATCGAGGGGAGTCAAAGCCGACTCTCTCAAGCGCTACGCCACGGCGTTTCGGGTGCCAATTGAATGGTTGCTGACGGGTGCGCAGACCGCTTTGAAGCCATCGCATCGGGAAGCTATTACCACCATTCCGATCTACGACATTAGAGCCAGTGCGGGCCCTGGCGCGATGGCTGAAGACGGCGAACCAATTGGATACCAGCCTTATAGGCAACAGGAGCTTGGCAGAATTACGCGAACAGCAGAGGAGAATTTGGCCGTGATTCGTGTTGCTGGTGACAGCATGGAGCCAACGCTAGCAAATGCCGATCAAGTTCTTGTCGATAGATCTATTCGCAAGGTCGGCCGCGACGGCATCTACATTATCGCTTTAGAAGATGATTTGCTTGTGAAGCGGTGCCAAGTCGATCTGCAGACGCGGCATATTATCGTGAAGTCCGACAATTCCGCTTATGAAACAATGACGGTGACCGATGCCGAGCGTATGGAAGTTCTAGGGCGGGTGATTTGGATTGGGAGGGTCTTGGGATGAGGGTTTTACCCCCTGCAGCGCTATTAATATCGCTCAGCTGTTTTCACTTGAGCGCATTTGCCGAACCTGAAGGCTGGCTTTACGGGGAAGAAAGAGAGCACTCTCCAGGCAGTTACTCCACGCACTGGGGGGAGGTAGAGGGTTGGCACCTTTGGCAGATTGAAATCGCATCAGGACGCGTCTGCAACGCGATAAAGTCTGATGACCCTGGCGAAATACCTACCCCTGCGCTCTACGGGATTTTTGATAATCCCGCTCCCTACGTTTCAATATTGAAAGTCAGGTCCAGAACAATTTCCAACGTGTATACCTCTGGCGATCCCTCAGCAGCTAAGGAGTATCGCGCCTCTGGGGCAAGGTTCTTCGAGCAATACAATTTCCGTTCAGCCAACTGGGTAAATTATGACGGCGCAAAAGTTGAATTTCACTTGGCGGGCCAACGCATGTCTTTATTGGGTGCCAAGCCGTTCGATGAAACCTTTGTTATCGATATGACTGGCGCAAGAAAGGCTTCTAATTGGGTGGAGCAATGCATGGCGTCTGAGCCATCTGAAGCCCAATAACCCAAGCTCCCTGACGATTCTGAATTCGCAAATCGCGCAAGGCGAATAGCTTTCACAAAAGCGAATATTATGCGTTTTGCAGAATTATCTGTTGACTACGCATAATGCATAATGCATTGTTTCCTCATCGAAGAGGAAACAAGACATGCTGACCAACACCCCAGACTGCAGGATGGCTGAAGTGCGCGAACGTGAGGCCCGCGATAAAGCGGCGCAGCGTTCCTACGATCATGGCCGCCGCATTGGCCGGGCCATTGAGATGGCGCTCGCCAGCATGGAGCAGGACTTTGATTTCCCCATCATGTGGCGCGAGGTCGAATATCTCGAAGAGAGCTTCACCGAAGCATTTTACGAACGCCTTGCGGAGGCCCTCGAAGGCGAAAGGCTGGACACCTTCCAGTATCACGCCGGACTGCGTGACGGGTCTGCCCGCTTCTCCGCCCTTGAAGACGACGCCAAGCGGGCGCGCGGAGCCGCAGCATGACCAACATCATCGACTACGCCGCCAAGCGCCGCGCCCGTGAGGAGCAGCAGCGTGCCACAAAGGCCCGCACTCAGCTGCGTCTGGTGGCATCTGCCGTGGCCGCCAGCATCTCTGAGGGCCTTCCCGGTGCAGATGAAGCCCGCGCCATTTGTGACCGCGCTCTGGGCGAGGAAAATCACCTCACGGAAGATGCGATATTCGATATTATCAAGGGAGGCTCCAATGTTTGACCTCTTCCACCACACAGCCACCCGCGACCGGATCAATGATCCTGTCACCCGTGCAGCCCACGAGGGTAATGAAGCGGCAGAACGCCTCCGCTGGGCAAAGCAGTCGCTTGAATTCCAGCGCGTCCACCGTGACCAGCTGGAACTGGCCCGAGAGCGTGGTGCTCCGGTCTCTGATGAGGATTTGGAACTCGCCCGATTCTTCCATGCACGGCTGGATGGGCAGTATCGCGCAGCAGTGGCTGCAGAACTTTACGCAATCGATTTGGAAAGGGCCGCGTGATGGCTGACATTGAACTAACATCAGAAATGATCCGTGCCGCGCTTGAGCACAAACGGATGCGGGAGAAAGAGATTGAAGCGGCGATGCGTGACTGCCGCCCCAATGCATATGTCAGCGTCTTCTCGGCGCTCAACCATGATGGTGACATCTACATTCACTCTGATTTCGAAACGAAATTCCGGGCCGATGGCCGACCGGATTGGGGCTCCCGGCACGAAGGCACCGACTTCGACGCCCTCTGCGATCAGGTTCTCGCTGACATTAAGGCCTACAAGGAAGATATGTTCGGCACGGACATCGAGCGTCTGGCTCTAGCCATCATCCGGATCAAGCACACGGATGGCGTCGTCACTGACCGTGCCCTTCGCATGGACGGCTTCACGCAGGAATGCATCACCGCAATCCATGAGCGCGCTGCCCAGCTCGCCAATGAGATGAGCGACGGCAAGCCGTTCGAGGTCGAGTTCACCGGCGCCTGCAATCTGGAGGTCGCGTGATGGCCGTTCACTTTCACCAGATCGCGGAAGCCGAGAGCGAGCTCAACAGCCTCCGGACATCCTACCTTCGCGCCCATGGGTGGAAGGAAACAAGCTCTACGCCGGGATGCTTCTGGCTCTGGCGGCGCGACTTCGCAGATGTCGACCGCGAGCGCCATGCGCGGTGGGAGGAGCGGCACAAAGCGCGCGGCATTCAACCGCCTGTGCCCTTCGGCCTCGTCACGGCTTCCACGGACCTCGCGGTGAAAATGACCGCCGCCGAACTCGATACCAATCCCTATGGCGAAGAGGGGGACGACTGATGGCCTTCGACACAGCAACCCACCCGGCAGACATTGCCCGCACCCTCATCGGCAAGCGCTACGCCAGCAACAAGGCCTTCCTCGAAGGCTACCTGCTCCGGCTCGGCATCCCGATTGAGCGCAGCTCCTTCCTTGAAGAGCACCGGGACCAGGTCGGCGCGTGGACCGTGCGCCTGCAGGCCTACGAGATTTCCGAACTTGGTCACCGCACCGACATTCGCGCGGGCGATCTCTTCCTGCAGCGCAAAGGCGGTGGCAATCCATGGCGCGCCTTCATCGTGACGGAGAGCGTGGAGACACGTCCTGAGTACGCGCGGGGCCGCGTTCACAGCGATGGCACACGCTTCATCGAACTGAAGAACGGCGTCGTCGTGGAGTCCGAATTCGGCCTGCGCAAGCCGGACATGCATACCGGCACCTGCCCCAACATGTTCCGCTTCCCGGTCCAGCAGACAGAGGAGCAGGCGGCATGACACCGGAAGCGTTCTTCACATGGACGGCGATCATCATCATCGGCCTCGCTGGCGGGTACATGACGACCGTCTGGGCGGTGCTGGCCTACCTCTATTCTGAGGAGGGCAATCGAACCGCCGGCGCTGGTCTCTCCCTCGGGGCGGCGATCTTTGCATCGCTTACCATCGGGGCTGTCTGGGGGCTGGTGCAATGACCGACTTCGTCATCGACTTCATGGCCGAGCGCAGAGCCCGCATCGAAGAGACGAACCGCGACGATGCGATCCGCAAGCTTGAAGCGGCTGCAGGCATGGCCGTCACTCACATCGTGGCAGGCCTGCCTGGTGCTTCTGAAGCTCAAGCCATCATGAACCAAGCGTTCGCAGAGAGACTGCCGGAGGAGCTGACTGAAGAGTCGATCCTCCGGCAGATGGAGAATGGACAATGACCACCGCACAGCAACTGAAGTCAAAGCCCGGCGTCGTCGGCGCTACCATCATCTGCAAGACTGGACAGTATTTCGACTTCATCGAACCGAAGCTATCCTCAATCCATATTGAAGATATCGCGCAGGGCCTGTCCCACACCTGCCGCTTCGGTGGCCAGTGCCTGAATTTCTACAGCGTAGCCCAACACTCGGTTCTGGTCAGCGAGATCGTGCCGCCCGGCCTCAAATTCGCGGCGTTGATGCACGATGCAGCTGAGGCCTATATCGGCGATATTGTCGGCCCACTGAAGCAATTGCTGCCCGACTACAAGGTGGTGGAAAAGCGCGTTGAGGAAGCAGTGTGTGCGCGGTTCGGCCTCACGCTGGAGGACATCTCGCACCCGGAAATCAAGCGGGCAGATCTTCGTCTTCTGCGGACTGAGCAGCGCGACCTGACAAGCGGCTCGCAGGACGAGTGGAACGGTCTCAGCAAGTACCCTCCGCTGAAGCAAACCATTGATCCGCTGACGCCTGTCGATGCCGCAACGCTGTTTCTCGTTCGGTATGGGGAACTGCGCCGCCAGTTCTGCATGGCCCGCGACATCAAAATGTACGGGGACATGCACCCATGATCCGCCCCCGCTCAAAACGCGACCGCGAACGCCTCGACTACGAAGGCAGGAAGGCCGTCGCAATGCTTCGCCTCGAAGCCATCCGGCTCACGGTCGCTGGCGAACCCGACCGGGCCAAGGCGAGACGCAAGATGGCCCGCGATCTCCAACGCGCCCTCAACGGGCAGAAGACCGGATTTGATATCGCAGGCGGCCGCAATGAGTGGCTGAAGCAACAGGAAAAGGAGGCAGCCCATGGCTGATGGAAATGAAGACTTCGAGATTGTTCAGCGTGAGGAGGTCCCTGCGCCATCGCCCCGCAAGGATCTGACCGAGTATCTCCCGGAGAACGCGAGCATCGTTGAACGCGCTGTCTTCGCTGGCATGCCACTCGACATGATCGACCGGCTCCGCGCGATGGCGAAGGAAGAACGCCAGGAGAATGCAAAGCTGGCCTTCATGGCGGCGAAGGTCGCAGCAAAGGCAGAAATCCCGCGTGTCCTGAAGAAGCGGAAGAACAGCCACACCAAGTCCAATTATGCAGACCTTGCGGCGATCGATGAGGCTGTCACGCCCGTCATCACAGCTCACGGCTTCACGTTGGATTTTACCGCCGTGCCGAGCGAGCGCGCCAACCACATCGATGTGACGTGCACCACGATCCACAAGGACGGACATTCCGAGTCATTCACCCTGCCCTGGCCACTGGATGGCGAAGGCATGAAGGGCAACTCCAACAAGACGCCGGTTCAGGCAATGAAGTCCACGATCACGTTCGCCCGACGGACGATGAAGATGATGGCCTTCGATATTGCGGATGCTGACGATGACGACGGCAACAACGCAAAGCCACAGACCGAACCGCTTGTCGGCCCAGAGGAAATGACCGTCCTCGACGACCTGCTGAAGCAAACCAAATCCGACCGGAAGGCGTTCTTCGCCTACGCCAAAGTCGAAGGAATGTCCGAAATCTGGATGAAGAATTTCCCCCACCTCAAGACGGTGCTGGAGCGCAAGCTCGCGGACCAAAAGAAGGAAACAGAACAATGATCGAACAAGGAACTCCGGAGTGGTTCGCACAGCGCTGTGGCAAGGCCACCGCCAGCCGGATCGCCGACATCATCGCCAGGACGAAAAGCGGCCCCGCTGCAAGCCGGAAGAACTACGCTGCCCAGCTTGTCTGTGAACGCCTGACCGGGACGGTCGAAGAGACCTTCACCAGCAAGGAAATGCTCTGGGGCACCGAAAAGGAACCTGAAGCGCGCGGCGCCTATGCCTTCCTTACGGGCCGCGATGTCTTGGCCGCTGGATTCGTAGACCATCCGACCATCGCCATGGCGGGCGCCAGCCCTGACGGTTACGTCGGAGAAGAAGGGCTGATCGAGATCAAGTGCCCGAACACGGCCACGCATATCGAGACGCTGCGCGGCGCTGCCATCAAGGGCAACTACGAGACGCAGATGCAATGGCAGATGGCCTGTACCGGTCGCCAATGGTGCGACTTCGTCTCCTATGATCCTCGCCTGCCGCCTCACCTGGCGCTGTTCGTCAAGCGCGTCCCGCGTGACCAGCGCGTCATCATCGAACTCGAAACAGAGGTGGCCGCCTTCCTCCGTGAAGTAACCGACACGGTCGCAGACCTCGAAGGAGTAGCCGCATGACCGAAGCAGCAACCATCGGGCACAACTCTGCCGCCGTCGGCGAAATGCTCGCCGAGAACCCGAACCTTCTCTTCACTGAGACCGGCATGCTCGAAAGCCTGCTGGATGAAGTGAAGGCTGAGATCGCCGCGCTCACTCCCGACGTTTCCACCGAGACCGGACGCAAGGCCATTGCGTCCCTCGCCTACTCCATCGCGCGCCGGAAGACGCCGCTGGATGACGCTGGCAAGGCGCTTAACGAAGATCACCGGAAGGCAATCAACGAAGTCGATGCCATCCGGCGCAAGATGCGGGACGAACTGGACGCCTTGAAGATCAAAGCCCGCAAACCGCTCACGGAGTGGGAAGAGGCTGAAGACGCTCGCAAGGCGACCGTCACCAACACCCGCCTTCTGTTTGCTGCAGCCATGACCTTCCGGGGTGAGATCGCCGACGTCGAGGCGAAGCGCCAGGACGTGATCGGTGCCAACCTGTCCGCGGACACCTTCGGCGACATGCTGGAGACCGCGCTGTCGGAGCAGTCCGCGGCTATCGAGGCACTGGATTCCGAGATCGCACGTCTCAAGCAGGAACAGGCTGACCGTGAAGAACTGGATCGGCTTCGCGCCGAGAAGGCTGCGGCTGAACAGGCGGCAGCTGACGCCGAACGTAAGCGCCGGGAAGAGGAAGCCGAACAAGCCCGTATCGACGCGGCCGCCCAGGAAGCAGCGCAGCGCGCCGCTGACGAAGCAGAACGCAAGGCGCAGGCAGAGATCGACGCCGCCAACAAGGCAGCAGCTGAGGCTCAGGCCGAGCTGGACCGTCAGGCAAAGCAGAAGGCGGACGATGAGCGCGCCGCCGCCGAACGAGAGGCTGACATTGCCCACCGATCCTCTGTGATGCGGTCAGCAAAGGAAGCCCTCATGGAAACGGCGGGCATTTCCGAGACCGCAGCCAAGAAGGCTGTCCTCGCCATCGCCAGTGGATCAATCCCGAACGTAACGCTGAGGTTCTGATGTCTTTCGTGAACAAGGTCATATTGCTTGGGCGGGTCGGAAAAGATCCTGAAGTCCGCCAGTTCCCAAATGGAGGCCAGGTCGCGAACTTCTCCATCGCCACATCTGAGACATGGCGTGACAAGAGTTCGGGCGAACGCAAAGAGCGCACCGAATGGCACAACGTCTCCGTCATGAGCGAAGGCCTTGTCCGCGTCGTGCAGAGCTACGTGAAGAAGGGCTCCAAGCTCTACGTTGAAGGCAAGCTTCAGACCCGCAAGTGGCAGGACCGGGAGGGCAATGATCGGTACACGACCGAGGTTGTCCTGCAGGGCTTCAATGCCAGCCTGGTGCTGCTGGATGGGAAGCCATCCGGAGAGCGTGACAGCGGCGGACAGCAGGAGTCGTTCGATCAGGACATTGGGGACTCGATTCCGTTTTAGAGGATATGAACCATGGCCACTGAAATCCATCTCACCCGTACATTGGACGGACGCCTGATCGCCGCCGACGCGGAGTCGCAGGAAGCCATCTGGGAGCTACCACTGAACCGCGCGATCAAGGCGGTTGTCAGCCTTCCCCGCAACTACAAACGGCTCAAATGGTGGTGGAAGCTGTGCGAGGTCGTGAGCGAGAACTCGGAGCACTACCCGTCGCGGGAATCCGTCTCCGACATGCTCAAGCTAAAGACCGGGCATTTCACGACGATTGTCGTTCCCGGAAAGCGGCCCGGCGAGTGGGTGACGCAATACGTGCCGAAGTCGATCTCGTTCGGAAAGCTGGATGAACCGGCCTTCAGTCAGCTCTGCAACAAGGCCGTGGATATATGCGCGCGGTTCGTCCTCGGCTGCGAGAGCCAGGAACTTGACGACGCCGTGAGCGCATTTTTTGAAGGAAAGAAAGCAGCATGACCACCATGAAAGAATTCGACACACTGATCGTAGGCTCTGCCTCGTGCGGAATAGGCTTGAAGCAAGGCATGTCCTACAGTGACATGGGAGCCGTTGCGGAATGGGTTCTGGGCCACCCGGTCTGGACGCATGAACTCGCGGACAAGGCCCTGTGGCATCGCATGACCGAGGCGATCCGCGCGCACCTGCCGGACATGCCGGGGCGCTTTGAGGACGGTGAAAAGCCTGACTGGAAAGCCATTGGCGCCGCCCTGATCGAACGCTACGGCGAGACCGTCAGTCTCCCACGCGGCCAGCAGGAGCGCACCGAAGGCCCAATGGAGAGCCTTCAGCGCATCGCCCCAGGTAAGCCGGTGATCGGCGTGGTGGTGCCGGAATGACCGACACAGATCAAGCCACCATGGACGCTCTCTATGAGAGAGCCGTCTCCACCGTCCTGAAATCCGGCCGCGCGAGCGTCAGTTACCTGCAGCGTGAGCTGACGCTTGGCTACAACAAGGCCTACGACCTTATCGAGCGGATGGAGAAGTCCGGCCTCGTATCGGCGCCGAACCACGCGGGAAAGCGCGAGGTCCTGCAGCAGAGCGAGGATGGTGATGAGCCCACCCTCCCCGGCACCGGGCACAATAGCCACGCGCCTGACCGTGCCCCTGAATTAGCTGGGGCACTTGGACAGCCCGGGCGCGAAAGGCTCCGCCAGACCGTCGCCAAGATCGAACGCCTCGAAGAGGAGAAGAAGGAAGTCGCTGAGGCGATCAAGGAAGTCTACGCAGAGGCCAAGGCCTTGGGATTCGACACAAAAGCCCTCCGCGCCGTCATCCGCCTCCGGAAGATCGATAAGGCCGACCGGGAAGAGCAGGAACTGATGCTCGATACGTATCTGCTGGCATTGGGGGAAATCTGATGACCGAGATGAAGGAATTCGATACACTGATCGTTGGCTCTGCCTCGTCCGGTGTGGCCCTTAAGCAAGGCATGTCCTACGGCGACATGGGCGAGATTACCGAATGGGTTCTGGGCCATCCTGTCTGGACGCATGAACTCGCGGACAAGGCCTTGTGGACTCGTATGTCGGAAGCGATCCGCGCACACTTGCCGGACATGCCAGCGCCTCATGAGGACGGTGAAGGTCCAGACTGGCAGGCTGTCGGCGCCGCCCTGATCGAACGCTACGGCGAGACCGTCAGTCTCCCACGCGGCCAGCAGGAGCGCACCGAAGGCCCAATGGAAAGCATTCAGCGCATCTTCCCAGGTAAGCCGGTTATCGGCGTGGTGGTGACGGAATGACGGCCTACACCCCTTGCAATATGTGCCCCATGAACCCGTGCGAGCGCAAACGTGCTGTGCAGGAACGGCTCAGCGGCGCCCCGATCAGCTCGGCCAGAATCCGCTGCGCCGACTATCGAAACCTCTTCAAGCCCGGACAGCGCGTCTCCGTCTATCTCAAGGCTGCAGGCGACAAAGACGACGGTTACCAACCATCTGATGTCGATGGCGTCATGGGAACTGTCATCGGCAGGCGTGACCGGAAGTGGCTGGTCTACATTGATCATGACGAACAGCAAAACCTGCGGCTTCTGAATGAGTCCGGGGTCGTAAAACTGTGGCCATCCGCGATCACTGCGGATGATGACGGGGCCGATCCTGTTGAGAAGCTGAAGCCTCTCGCGATTCACGAAATTGGAGACCCGTGCCCTCAGCCCGATGGCTTTGATGCCGGGGATTACGTGCGCTCACACTGGCTCAAAGGCACCGCCTTCGACGTCCATGAAGAGCGTGAACAAGGGAGGGCTGGGTGATGGCCGATCAAATGAAAGAGGATCAAGCCCGCATGATCCGAGAGGCAATAGATCCGGAAGGGGAAAGGCAACACCAAGCGTTTTCCAAGCGTTTTCGGAGCCTGATGTCTGAGCCGACCATTCGCGGATACAGCCCAAAAGCACCAGAACCTGACCTTACAGAGGTAGAGGCACAGAATCTATTCACTTGGTCAGACGGATCGCCGGAATTTGTCCGCGTGGAAACGTGGATTGGAGAGGACAAGGGCATCGGTGCACCGCACCACGTTCGTCTTGTCCTGCCGGACGGCTCGGGCTTCATGCTCTCCAAGCTTGAGATGAAAGAGCTGTGCAAGATGCTGATGGGAGCGGTGAGGTCATGACCGCCCGCACCATCCCCGCCCCCCGCCTCGCCCTCCTCCGCAAGGCCATGAAGCGCCAGCAAACGGAGACCGCCAAGCGCGGCATCCCGGCAGAGCACATTGACGCCGAAGCCCTCCTGATCCTTCAGGGCTACCGCTGCAAGTGCGGGTGCGGTGAGCCTCTGGACCTTGAGAGCCCGTGGGACGCTGAGAACCCGCCGCCCGGATACCCCGTGGTCGCGCATGAATTCTACCGCCGGGGCAAGAACTCTCCGGGGCACGTTCTGGGCAATACCTGGTGGTGGAGACAAGAATGCAATGCCCGCGAGGCCGCGAAGGAAAACGTGGCGCGTGGCCGGGGCAATCGAATGTCTGTCCGGCGTTCTGGTGAGGACGCTGAGGCGCCTTCTCCAAAGCGGCGGAAACCGTCCGGGTACATCAGCCCGCTAAGTAAACAGCATCCCGGCTATCGTAAGCCGAAGTTTGGAAGGAAGTGAAATGACCCCCGAACAACTGGAAGAGATCGAAGCACGGGCGAGGGCGGTTACGAGCGATTGGAGGCTGCAGCGCAGAGACGGCGCGCCGTCTGGTGACTCGTTTAATCTTGGCTGGGATTGGGTCGATGACGAAAAGTGCCCGCCTGAGCCAATGCGCGGAATTTTTGCTTTGGAGTCGGATGCTATGTTTGTGCAAAGCGCTAAAGCCGATGTCCTCGCCCTCACCGCAGCTCTACGCCAAGCGTGGGAGGAGAATGAGCGGCTGAGGGAGGCTTTGGAATGGGCTTTGGACAATGCCGGAACAGACCATCCGCATTACCCATATCGAGAGGATGACAAGTGGACGTATCCGTACCTAATTAGCGGAACGCCATTAGGCGGCGGGGTAGGCAATGCACTCTTCGACACAGCAGCAGGTGCGGTACGCGCCGCCCTCAAGGAGCCCACCCATGACCAAGACTGAAACTCTCCTTGCCGCCCTGCTGAGGGCACTCGCTGAGAAGGAGAAGATGGATGGTTGAGCGCGCATTAGACCGGAATATCAATCCTATATCTATACAGCCAACGCCACCTTTCGGGTCCCCTGCCTACTTCCGACGGTCGGCCATGTGGTGGTGGTACCATGCTAAAAGGTCCGCATCCCCAAGTCGATGCTTGGACTATGCCCGCAGTCAGCTTCGCTTAGCAAAATGGCTGGAGGCAAATCCCAAGGCTCGCCCCCTTAGCAGCGAGACGCATTGGCAAATGTTTCAAAGACTATCTCAAGAGGTATCCATATGAACACCCCCGAACAGATGCGCCAGCGTATTGCTGAGCTGGAGGAAGGGCTTAACAATATCTCGCGGTTCACGCCAGAAATGGCCGAAAATCTTGCCTATTGGATTGACACGAAGTCGCCGCACAATGGCGTCCAAGAAGGTCTACACCGCCTGGCTGGAAACCTTCGCCGCGCCGCCTCCCTCCTCACCGCTGCCCCGCCAGCCAGTGAGCCGGACGCGGACGTGGTGGAGCGGGTGGCGAAAGCGATGTACGTCGCTCGCGTTGGCACATCACAGAACTGCTATGAGTTCGATGATCTTAACAGCGAAGGGCAGCATCACATCTACGATGGCCTGATGCTTGAAGCCCGCGCCGCCCTCTCCGCCATGCGCCCGGCCATCGATTGGGAGAAGATCGCGGAGATCAGGCGGGCTTACGACGCATGGAGGGCTGCGGATACGCGCTGCGCATTGCTAGCAGATCCTGAAGACGAGGGATCACCAAGCGAGCGTCAGGAGGCCGCCGAAGAGGCTGCTTGGGCTTGGGATCAGGCGGCATCTAAGTTGATGTTGAACGCAGACGCCCTGCTGGCCATGATCGGAGGCGGGGATGAGTAAGGCAATTTCAGTTCGGCAGCCGTGGGCATGGGCGCTAATCCATGGCGGAAAGGATGTCGAGAATCGAAACAAAGCCCCCATCGGCACAAGCTCACTTATTGGTCGGCGCATCCAGATCCACGCGGCAAAAGGTATGACCCGCCACGAGTACGAGTCGGCGCGGGAGCACATGGCCAAGCTAGGGGTCGAATGTCCGCACCCATCTGAATTGTTGCGTGGCGGACTAATCGGATCAGTTAGGCTAGTCGAGGTTGTCAGCGAGCGCCCTAGCCGTTGGTTTTTTGGGCCGCGCGGTCTGGTAGTAGATGCACCAGAATCCTGTGAGCCCATCGCAGGGCCGGGACAGCTTGGCTGGTTTAACTTCTCACCACGCGGAGACTTCGACCCACCTAAGCCGTGGATGGTTCACTGGCCCGACACAGGGTTCCCGAGACGCAAGATCAACGAACCGGATCAACTGTCATTGTACGCCAACGGAGGCCCTGATGCTGAGTGAGAAAGCGCTGGAGGCCGTCTTCAATCGCGTCATGTCCGCGTCCGGAATGCCGGACAATGACGACATCAACTACGACCGCTGGTTTCTGGAAGCTGCCCTCACCGCCATAGCGGAAGAAGGCTATGTGATCGAACAGGGGTGGAGGCCGATTGAAACGGCGCCGAAAGATGGAACGCAATTTATTGCCTACATTCAGCATAACGTCGGCACAGCTACCCGCATTGCGATTGCGTGGGCGCCTGCTCATCCAGAGTGGCGCTATTCATGGTGGATGGTACCAAGCAACGTAAGCTGTCCGATTGTCGAGACGCATGAGGACGTGTCGGATAGCTGGCTGATTACCCACTGGCGCCCGCTTCCAGGGCCTCCCGCCATAATCTCCAAAGCAGAACAGGGAGATGGGTGATGCAGGACGAATACGACGACTATTACGACGATCCCTATGAGGACGACGAGAACTTTGTCGTCTGTGACGAGTGCAACGGTGATGGGGAGGTGAATTGTTACTGCGCTGGCGATTTCTGCTGCTGCCCTAACGGCGGTGAAAAGCCCTGCCCTGTCTGTGGCGGCGAGTTCGGTACCGAGGGATACATCACCAAGGAGCACGCGGAAAGGCGCGCAGCAGCTCATCGGGAGATGATGGCGAGGCTCTGGGGGAATCCCACCCCAAAGGACCCCGGATGAGCCCATGAACCGCCCCGCCCCCATCCTCGTCAATCTTGAAGACGCGCGCCACATGCTGGCGGGCAAGGACCCGCGTGAGTTCGGCATTCCTCCGGTAACCGGGGCTGGCCGGGGCATGGTCTTCCATGTCGATGCCATCCGGCGCAGGCTTGACGAACTGGCGGGGATTGCCCCCACTGCCTCCCCTGCAGGTGGGGAGAATGATAATGACGAAGACGCCGACTTCGCGGAGATCGACCGGGCGCTTGGAATTTCCGGGAATGCATAA